TTTTTGTTGATATTTACAGTTATCTTTCTCTGCACAAATAATTTGGATTGCTCCTGAAGGAGAATAGAAGAAGTTAGTTTATTTACTTTTGACATAAGGGATACCTCCGTTTTTTATTTTATTTTTTATTTTTTATTTTTTATTTTTTGTTATTGTTTATTTTTAATATTTATAAGTAAAATTATATTTATAATTTGTTAACTACTTAAATTATTCTTTAACTTTTCCTTTGCTTTCTTTCTCTCTTTTCTACCTCTTTCAATGACTTTAACATCACACCATCCTTCATTTTCATCGTTACCATCAATTTTACTATAATTTATAACTCTTAAAACTTTGTCAGGATACTTGTAATCAAATATCTTAACCTTAATTTTTGAGTCTTGAGTAATGAATCCTTTAGTGTCAAATATTATTATATCTCCATTCTCATATTCTACTTCAAAATCTGCGATATAGTGAATAGGCAATATTTTTTTACCATATTTCTCATATCTTTCCTGTAACAAAAATTTAGGTTGTATTTTTATACTCTTAACTATTCCTTTTTCTTGTTGAGAGAGAAGGTAAACATAAAATCTGTATTCCAGATCGCTAGAAAAGGTGTATCCGTTTAATGTTCTTTTTTCTTTTGATTTAGGAGAGGTATTCACGTTAAATTTTGATCTTGCCATATAAACACTCCAATTCTTTAAATTTTATTTATTTTAAAACAAAAATAACTATCCTAAGAAAAATACAAGATAGTTATTTCTAATCTAAATTTATTTTACTTTTATCAAAAATCACACATCCACTAAACACCTATAAATTAAGGGTTTCTAATTTCCAAAATCAGTATGAAATCTCAGTTTTATGCTAATAAAACTAAAAAATAAGGATTACTCCACATCAACGCATAATTTAATGTGTTGGTATGAAATAATCCTTATTTTAGTATAATTATGTGAATTAAATTAACTAGATTTAGTTAAAATTATATTTATATTATGTATAAATATTCAGTTATTTATCTACATTATTCAATTGTATGTTACTGAGTTGCATAACTAACGCACCTTAGTTAGTTGACTACTCTAAAGTAAATGAATTAGACCTAAAATTTGTTACAGTTCCATTTACAGTTATGTCCTGTACTGTATCAGAAATAAAATTATCAAAAATTAAATTTCCAACAGTACCGTCAACGACTAAAGGAACAATAGTATTTCCTGCGGTATTTTTTAAATACATATTGTTTATATTTAAGTGATTAACAGAATATCCAGAAAAGACTTTTACTACAGCCGTTGAATCTGTTACTATATCAGAGTAATCAATAGATAAATCCGATATTTTTAGATATTCACAATTCCCGTCAATATGGATAGTTGTTTTGTCTGCTTGCTTTGTAATAGATGAAATATTAGATAACTCAATAGAACCCATATTACCATCACCACTCATTCCATCCACCGCAATTCTTCCCATTAAAACAGTATCTTTATTGAAAATACCACGTATGTTTTGTATTTTTATATTATCAATTCTAGCAGAAATGCTTAATATCCTAACACCTCTATATCCATTATCGGAATATATACCATCTACGAATATATTATCCATATCGCCATTTTCCATTTGAGTAGCAAAACTTGCATTGCTCATTCTAAATATTTGGTCATCAGCATTTAATGCTACTAAATCGTCGTTGGTATTTCCTTGTAAATTAATTATTCTACCGTTATAACATTTACCGTGTAAATGAACACCGTCCATATTGAGATTATTAAGATTGTAGTCATATGTTATATTCTCAATTAAGAAATTAGTCAATCTACAAAATTGAGTTCCAAATGTAACCGGATTTCTTAAAGTTAGGTTTTTAAAAGTAAAACAGGTTATTCCAGCAAATCTAAATATACCGTATAGCAAAGCATATTCATACGTGTTACTTTCATTACTACCATCAAAAATACCGCCATCTATAGATATATTTATATTGCCATTTATTGGGTCGCTATTTTCAAACATTGGTTTATTTACAGACGGTTTCATTTTTAATCTCGTATTACTCCCAAATTTAAGAGATGAGTTACTTGGTATTTTAATAGTATTGTTTATATAATAAATACCTTTTCGTTGTAGCACAAAAGTATTTGTTTGGTTGAGAATGTTCTGTATATATTCTGTAATATCCTCTCCGTCAACTGGATATGTTTGATATTTTTGAAAATATAAAAACATATTTTTATGAGAAATAAAATCAGTTATTGTACCATTAAACCATCCATTAGGATAATTAGACATAAGCAAATACATTTGATACATAGGTATTTCATTTCCAACACCAAATAAAACAGTTAAATCTATGCACCCAATATATTTAACAGAAACATTATCCCAACCATCCGTTCTTGTATCTTGTGTAGTTACCCGATAGTTAGTTGTTCCACCAGCAGTAATAATGCCGTAAAGGTATTCATAATTACCACTTCCTGTATGGTATTTTACTTCTAATCCAGAAAGTGATACTTGTACTAAGGGAGACGTACTTTTTACATTTGCGAAAAAATAATATTTATGACCTGTTGTTACTGGGACTGTAGGACTACTATATCTGCCATTTTGTGCAGTAGCTAAAAATATCAATTCATTATTTATAGACGATATTAAACTACTAGATGTACCAACCCAACCAACAGTATTATTGCTTATATCACTATTAGTTATAGGATTTATGGCATTGAACTTTTTAAAATTATCAATTTCTGCAAATTTAGCATTAAATGATGGATTAAACCGCGACATAACTAATCCCCTCCCCACTCACAGAGGCATCAATCCATATTTGATTAGCGTTTGCCACATTAAAAGTAAAACTATCTTTTGTTGCTAATTCAATACCATAAACAGTTGAAGAAACAAGATTGTCGGGACTAGCGTAAATATAACCAGTATTTGTACGTTTAGCAGTTATAGTTACTTCTCTACAAGCAAAAGAAGGTAACTGTACTCTTGTCCCTGCTGTAGTTACAGTTGCTAACGCACCTTTCCCATTTATACTACCAGTTAGTTTGACACTTCCAGCGTTAGCATCAGTGAATATTTCTGTCCCACTTGAATTTTTATTCACTATTCCATCAGCAATTTTCTTTATACCATCTGAATCTTTTATTTTATCAATCTCAGTTTTTAAATCATCTAATTTTGTTTGTATAGTAGTTAAACTTGTTACAATATCATCTTGTTTGGCTTCTGTAGATGGAGTAGCAATGATTTTTGCTAGAATTGAAGCTAAGGTAGTTTGTGTTGCAAAATCTTTACCGTTTAAAGTATCTAATGCTGTTTCAATTCCGTCTACATGTCCTATCATAATATCTTGATTTGCAGAAGTAGAAGGACTAGATATTAGTTTTGCTAGTATCTCTGCTAATGTCGTTTGAGTAGCAAAATCTTTTGCTAATAAAGTAGTTAACGCTGTTTCAATTCCATCAATATAGCCAATAATAGTATCTTGTTTCGTTTCTGTAGAAGGACTAGATATAATTTTATTTAAAATTGATGCAAGTGTTGATTCTGTTGATGCGTTAGATGGCAATGCAGAATTAGTAATAGTTACAGAAGATAAAGCAGTGACAATATCTGCAAGTGTTTTGCTATCTACGCCTGTTTTTGTTATACCATCTAATAATGCAGATAAAGCAATATCAAGATTACTTGGATTTGCAGAATCAACAACAGTCACATTTGATAATGCTGTAAATATATCTGCTAAAGTTTTAGAAGTTCCATCTGTTTTTGTTAATGCATCTCTTAAATCTGTAATTGACAAATCTAAATTAGGAGAATCAACTGTTGATGTTATAGTAACATCTGATAATTGAGTGATTATGTCAGATAATGTTTTAGAATCTTCTCCTCTTAAGGCATCTCTTAATGCAGATAATTGAATATCTAAATTAGTATTACTTATAGGTAAAGCACCTGTTCCATTTCCTTGAATTTGCTTTAATAATCCTTTTATACCAGCCATTAATGTAGAAGAAGCAGTAGGATCAATTACGGCAGTATCATTTTTTGTACCTATAGTAACTAAATCTCCATCTTCTGATCTAATAGGAGCAATACCAACACCCATAAAATATTGTAAAAGTATAAAATTACCTTGATCTACATTACCATTTACATATCTTACTCTTACATATCTACGTGTTAATTTCACCCATGTCATTATTGCTGATACTCCAGCACTTACATTAATTGTTGAAGTAGTAGTCCAGTTTGTACCATTATGTGATTCTTCTAAATTAAGAACACCTGATTGATCTGTGGTAATCCAAATTCTAGTGTACCCTGACGGAATATCTTGTGACGGTCTATCTATCATTGATTGTGTATATGTAGCATTTGCTAAAAGTAAATCACCAATTTGTAAATTTTCATCTATCCATCTAATAATATTTGGTTTATCACCTAATGGAATTACTGCACCAATTAAATTAGTACCATCTGGAATACTAGGTAATGTTAATACATCGACATTTCCTATATTGTTATCACCAATAGGCAATGGATCAACAATTTTCTTAATTCCAGATACAGTGTTAATATTAGTTAACAAAGTTTCAAGTTCATCAGTATTTAATTCTATTTGTTCTGCGTTTATTGATATGTTTAATTGGTCATCTGCTAGAGATACTGGGAGGGGAGTATCAGGTATCCATTTAGTACCATTCCAAATATATTCTTCTACAGTGTCATCTTCTTTAAATAAACGACATTTATCATTCATATCTGCGTTAGTAGGGAAATCATTAATAGATGTGATATTATAATGCTGTAGATGTTTATAGTGAGATGTGCTTTTTATTGACATGTTTAGTGTTCACCTTCTTTTTTTGGATTTTTGAGAATTTAGGGTTTGTTTTGTTTTTTATTAAATTTAGCAAAAATAAAAACCCTTATAAATTAAGGGTTTGTGGGATCGGATATTGTGATGAAAGTTTGGTTTTGTGTTGATATTTGTTAGATATTTTTAGAATATAATAATTTATAGAATAGGGGAGAGGTATTATTCTCTAAATTCCCTATTTGTTTTTATTGATTAATTAACTACTACAATAACCATACATTTCACAAATTTCACTCCATGATTTTTTATATCTTTTCCTATAAACACTACTATCTGGTTTATTTAACTTATCAAATTCTCTCCTTGATGGATATTTATTATGTTCTTTAAAATATGTATCATTTGTATTAATAAAATTACTTTTTAAATCATTATCACTATAAATTAAACTTAATTTACCAGTTTCTTTACCAATATTTGATTTATGTTCTTTTTTACGTTTCATATAATCTTCATAATCACTTTCAGAAGAATACATTTTAACAATCTCATCATATATATTTTTATGTATGTTAAATTTATTAGAATAAGAAACAATATTTATTTTAGTATTATCAATAAATTCTTTGTACATTGGTATATACCCAAGATTTTCAACTATATTTAAGAAATTAATTTTATAATCTTCTTCTGTATACCTTTGTTTAACTATTCCCATATCTCTATAAATTTTATCTAATCCTATTCCAGTAAGAATATCATAAGTTATATAATCATGATTATTTGCAAACCTATGTATGTCTTTATTTTTAGTATCTATCTTGCAATAATTTTTAAATTCATCAATAATATAACCATATAAATCATCAAATCTATTATATTTCTTTATAATATCTATCCATTTCATATTAAAATAATTTCTATAAGATTGTATTTTAATATCAGATACACTATTAAATCCTTTACTAGTTAATAAATATGGTTTTATTGCTTTAATAATAAAATTATTATTGTATTCAGTTTCAGTATATAATGGTTTTGCATATTTTGATTTCCCGTTAGAATTTGAAATACATTCTTGACAATGCAATTCATAAATATGATATTGAGTAAATTCCTTACCACAAGTTTTACAACAAATATTATTTTCTACATTAATATATAATTTATCTAATAACTTTTTTGCATTATTTACTTCTGTTTTAGAAAAATTTGATGTTGTTTTTGTTGTATTATTTGCTAAATTAATCACCCAATCTAATTCCTGATTAGGTATTTCATTTAATTTTATAAAATATTCTAATTTTAATTTTGTCATGTATCCAAATTTTTCTGTTGCTTCAGATAAACCACTATATTCTTCATTTAATGATTTTTTATTAATAACTTTTCCTTCGTTTAAAATATTACTAAAATGTCCAAATACTAATTTCTTAGTCCATTCTTTTTTATCTAATTTTGTTTTAACACTATATTTATTAGCAAATTCATTATAACTGTAACCACGTTTTAATATTTGACTATATAAACAAGAATTATATGAACATAATTCAATTGTTGTAGGGAATGTTTTTCCATCAGAACTAATTTCCATAATACCATTAAATATTTCATCATCACTAATAAGGGATGGAGATAGTAACTTTTTGTATGATACATCTTTAAATTTTAAATTAATGTATGGTGAAATTAAACTATATAAATATTTTTGTATTTCATCATATTTTAAGTCAAATATCTCATAATCAATACCAATTAATATAATATCATTTGAATATTTTTGGTATAAATTTTCTTTTATACTTCTTACTTTATGATATTCTTTTGCTCTTTCAGAACTAATTTCTGACTTTTTAAATCCCCATACTTCAATATGTAATTCTTTATTATTTTCTAAGTAAAAAGTAAAATCAGACCTAAAATATCTATTTTCTTTGTTGAATGGATATTGTTCTCTTTTATATTTGTCATTTAATCCTTGGGAACAAAAATAATTTGCACAAATCAACTCTCCTAAAGATTTGTTATAATCTCCACGAAGATCTATTAAATCTTTACTATCATCATATCCTAATAATTTTTTAAATTCATTAATACCACCAAAGTTACTAATAAACTTATTACTTACATTTAATATCTTTTCTATTTCTTTACTTTTAGGAAATCTTTTATTTTCTTCTATGAATATTAATATTTTTTCTTTTAATATTTCAGGATATTTGATATAATAATTTTAGGCAATGATTTACAAATATCTTCTATTTTATAACCTAATTCTATTGCAGTATCATAAATATCATCTTTATGACTATGAAAGTTATCATACAATCTTTTTCCTTCTGTATTATTAATCATATTTGATAATTCATTATACTTTTTTAAATATTTATCTAATTCATATTTTCTATTTTCATGATTAGCATAATATCCAAAATCTTCTTTTGTTTTTGCTTTTAAACTTCTATTTTTCATATTTAACTTATTAAGACATATACCACATATATCTTTATTATATTTAGTTTTTAATAAAACATAATCTCGATATATTCTAGTTTCAATTTCACCACATTCGTCACATTGAAATTCTATGTCTGTGTTTGAACCATGATGTAAATGTTCTATAGGGATTAAAAATTCATTGTTATGTTTAGTATATACATGTCCTAAATCTTCATAGTATTTTCTAGTCGTTGGATTCCATTTTACATATAATTCTTTAGTTATTAACATATTTATTACCTCACTTTTTCCCTCACAAAAATTATAAATAGGGAAGAGGTGAGGCTCTTATCAATAGGATCATGACTCCTATCTATCCCTATTCGTATTATACAATTATATTTACAATCTGTCAAGGTTTATTTTTTTTAATATGAAACAATTTCAAAATCAGGTTTACCAATATCAGATTTATATTTAACATTAATATTGTTTTTTATCTTAGATTTATCAAAATTATCATCCAAAATAATTTCTATACCATATCCTTTAAAATCTAATACAAGTTTATTACCTTTAATAAAACAAACTTTACAAATTTCTTCTTTAATACTATTTTTGATATTCTTTTTAAAATCTATTTCTTCTTTAACTTCTACAATTTCTTTTTCTTTCATTATTTCACCTCGAAGTTTACATTTATTAGCTAGAGGAGTCATTTTTATACAATTGTCATTTATACACCATCTAATAAATGTACAATTGTCATTAATTATTTTACATTTTAGAGAATGGGATACACCATCAGTTAAATGTATCCCATTCTCACATAAGTTAATTTTATTTATCATGATGATATATTTATATCTTTTAATTTTATTTTTCTCAACTCACCAAAATCATAGTATTCTTCAAATTTTGAACATTTTACTTTTGATTCATCAATATTAAATTCAATCCAAGAACGTCCAGAATTAATTATTTCTTTTCCATATTTAATAATTTCTATTATTTTATCATCTGATGGAAGAAAATCTTTTAATGATTTTATTCTAAATAAAACATAACCATTATTTTTATAAACATAATATTTTTTTATTTCTTTTAATAAAAATTCTTTTTCTGTTATTTTATTTAATTTAACTTGTAAATCATGTCCTCCACCATCGTATTCTATCATAATATTATTATTAATTAAAATATCTCCTATATATTGCTTAACTGGGAAATTCAATTCTCCACCTAATAAATTATGTAAATATATTTGTTGATTTGAAGTATTAACATTATGATTTTTTGATAAAGAAATATTAGCATTAATTCTAGATTTTTTACTTATTTCAGGATTTTGCATAGCATTAAATACACCAAATTTATCAAAATTAGTAATTTTCATTTTATTAAGAGTAATAATACTATTTGCAGGTGATTTACCACCATATTTTAAAACATTAGTAGATTGTTGCCTTTCTTTTATTTCATCTACTTGTAATGGACTACTTTTACCATATAATAAAATCATAGTATCTTGAGTTTTGATCATCTTACATTTATCACAAGAACATTTTTTAATATAAGAATTATCTAAATTTTTATTATAATCATAATATTGTTTTTCATATATCTTTCCACAATAATCACATTCTATGGTAACATACACGTTACTTCCTTTTGGTAAATCTTCAATTTTAACAATAATAGTAGTTCCTTTTGGCATTGTATATTTATAATATTTATTTTTTACCTTTAAAGAATCTATATCATAGTTTAAATCTTTATAATATTTTTGAGTATTATTTGTTATTGATACTTCAACTTCTTTAGTTATCAATCCCATTATTTAATCATTCTCCTTCCTATATAAGAGATACAAATGGGAATAGACATATGTATAGGCATATGTCTATTAATTACAATATTTAAGTTTGCAACCTTAAATATTAACCATTATTATATTAATAATCTATTTAACTTACAGTACATGTTGCAGTTGTCCCTACAGTATTTTTCGCTGTAATCACACATGTAATTACAGAAGTTCCACCTGCTACTGTAGTTATAATTCCAGTATGTAATCCAACAGTGCAAGTACCAACAGTTCCAGAGGTAAAACTAAGGTCTGCAACAGGTGCTTTAAAAGCTGCATCTCCATTATTTGGAACTGCCCAAACTTGTAAAGTAGAAGTAGTAGGATGTGTAAGTGCAATAGTATCATCTGCTACAGCTAAAAATGCAACATTATCATACCAGTTATTTGCATCAATAACTTCGGTAATTGTAGCATAATGTCCAGAACCATTACATCCACCAGTTCCAGCATAACTTAAAGCCATACCTTCTAATGGAGTTTGTGCAACACCTGAAGATGTCATAGATATTGATTGACTACCTGCAATTTGGAATCTAGGAATTTCCATCTGTACCTTACCAATAATACTAGAACCAGCAGCAGACGATTCATCTGAACTAGCAAGTTGTGTATCAATTACTAATCTAACAACAGAAGGTAAGAAATTAGAGTTTACAGTAATATATCTTGCAGCAGAATCAGTAGCAAAATATTGTACACATACAATATCATCTTCCGCACCACCTACAAGTGTAAATTCTTTTGTGCTAAAAGTAACTTTAGTTGTAATACCAGAAGCATTTGTAACATAACCAAAAACATCAGATCCACTAACGTCTGGAGTTAAAATAGGCGTACCAACTACAGTACCTACACCACCTGCACCTAAAGTTACATTTTCTTCCACCCATATATTTTTTCCAGTTAAAATAGAAGAACCTACGTTTTGGGCAATCATATTTAAAGAGAATTGTATTTCTGTTAATTTTGCATTTAATCTACCTGAATGGTAATATATGTATTGTAGGGCATTACCAGTACCACCACTAATTTCTTCACTTCCAGTTGTAATTTCTATTGAATCATCCAATACTGTACGGCTGCGAAATAAGAGATCACCTGTCGAAATATTAAAAGCCGAAACTGCACCAACACCAACTAAAAATTTTTTAGACATTAAATATTGCCTCCTTTTATATTAAGATTTCTTACCATTAACTTTATTTTTAAATTCTTCAAAATCAACCTTAACATCAGCATATTTATCTTTAACTGATAAATCACTCATCCAATGATCAATTTCTTGTTTAAAAGTAACCATACCTGAACATTCTGCTTGTTTATATATTTCATAATGCAATTTATAATCATACCTTTGTAGAATTTTAGCAAACTTTCTAATAGTAAGATTGTGTATTTTTGATTCATCTGTTTCATTTAAAGCAAGCATGACACATATAATTTGGTCTTCTAAAGAAGCCATTTTCTTTTTATTTTTATTCATAAATTCTTGTGCTTCTTTTAATGCTTTTTCCATTTTAGGATCAATATAGGCATCATCATAGTCAGGTATATTTTGATATAATATTATATTTTTAATATTATCAAAATCTGTTTTATCTATTTTTACCTTTTTATTTTCTTCGTCACAATCTAAATTAAAAATAAAATTTATTTTACCTTTTTCATCTTGAATATATTCAATTTGTTTATATTCTATATTTAAACATAATTTAAATATTTCAAGTAACATTATTAAATAAAATTGTCCATTTTCATCTTTGTCAAAAGTATAAAATAAAAAATCCAAATATGACATTGAAATCACTTTTGGATCAGGAATTTGATTTTTATTTATTGTTAGACAATGTATTGCCATATGGAAATCTAAATAATTATTCATTTTTACAGGATGAATTAATAAATGCAATGGATTATTAATTTCTTCTTGTAAAATATTCAAATGTTCAGATTCTTCTTTAGACAAATGTATTTTATTAGATAATGTTAATACTTCAGACTTTATATCTTCATATTTTTTTACTATACTTAAAGGTAAATAAGGTATTGGTTCATTGTAAACTAAATATTTTTCATATTGTTTCATATCCATATAAATCACCTAACCATGTTGTATTATAAATCTATAAAATTTACCTTATTATGTTACCCTAGTAGACAAAAAGAAAGTATATCCAGAAAATTTATGATTATAATTAACAATATTAATAGATGAATTTTCTGTAAGATATAGCAAACCAATTCCTCCACAATCATATCCATTTAAAGAATTTAAAATTTCTTGAATCATTACTAAATACCTAAGTTTATTATCTTCTAAATCTACCAAAGTATTATAAGTAATAACCTCAAAACCTATATTAATTTTAGAAATATAAAGATTTTCTGGTTTTAATTTAGGAATAAAAAAACGAATTTCTGATCTAATTTCATCTATTATATTATTATTAAAAGGACATTTATAAATCTTTTGTTTATTTGAAGGATTAATACCTTTCCCTGTAAGTTTTATAATTTCTTCAATAGTAACATCTGGTAGGGAAGATGATAATGCATTAGGTGTGTTATACGCAATACAACGCATTAAAGTTTTATTTTCTATAAGTTTATTTCCAATACTTGATAATATATTTCCTATTTTATCAAGATTAATTATATTTGACATTTTAACACTTCCTAGAATAAATTCTTCAATCTAATATCCTTCAAAACAATTTCACCATTACTATCATCAATTGCTTTCAAAATAATAACACTACCACTTTTCAATGCTTTAACACTACAACTATTACCATCTAAAACAACTAATTGATAAGCACTTAAATCACCAATTATACTAAATGTAAATGTTTGTTCAACTAAATTTCCATTATTATATTTATTAACTTCATAAACTTTAGTTTGCGTTAAAATAATCTCATTGTCAGGTAAACTTTCCGAAGTTAAACTGTAAGTTATGTTATTCTGAACATTTTCAATTACATTTATATTAATAATATCAAAAACACTATTATCACTCTCTAAACTAACAGTAATATTACAATTATCAACAATATCATTAGTAGTTATTAAACCATTTTCATCAACATTACATATTGTTTCATCACTGTTTGTAAGTATTAAAGATGGAAGAGGGGAGATAAGTGTTCCATTATCGTACACATTAATATTTAATTGTAATTCAGTAGAAATTTGAACATCTACAGAATTTCCATTCAAAATCTCTAAAGTATATAAATGCTCTTCCTGCATTTCTTCAGTAAATTTCATTGGTAGTATGATCAATCCTGGTTTGGTTACATCGTCTGGTTTTGTGATGTAATAACTATATCTACCAATTTTGAAAATTTCATTAGGAGAGATTAAATTGTTAATATCATTGTTTGCAATTATAACTAGTATGTCACAATCAATTGTTAGTAAAAATTTATTTTCTTGTAAATCTGTAGTAATTTTATCAACGATTATACAAGGGATATTGTATAGGATGTTGTTTTGGGTTTTATCATAAAACTTTAATACATTATTACACCTACTAATTAATCCAACATCTGAAACTTCTGAAGTATTATCTGTTTCAGTACATATCCAATTTTCACTATTCCATAAAATAATATTCCCAACACTTATAGTTTCATCTGGATAGCATAATAATCTCTTTTTATTTGGATTTTTTATAATTGAATTTTCTTCAACAATACGAACATCTCTATCAACATTATTAATTTTAACTAAATTATAACTTGTAGAATTTTTAAATTCAGTTGATATTGTATTTTTCATATTGTTAACATATAAAGTTTTTCTATCTAAACCTCGTCTTGCTTGATAATCATTCCACCAAGTCAATAAAATATCAACTCCTTAAATTTTAAAACTCTACAAGTTATAAAAAGGGAGATGTTTCACTCCCTTTTAAATTAATAAGATTTTTCTCTCTTTGCGATAATTTGTAATGTTGATGCATCTGCTGCTGCTTTGTAATATAATACTTTACAATACTCTTTAAAATTTTCAATACTTTGACCAGCAGCTAACTTAATTGCTCCATCTTCTGTACAGGTATTGTCTAAATTAATTGTAACTATGTTTGCAGAAATATTGTTAATAAGATAAAATTCATTCACATTAAGAGTAACATTTTGTTCTAAAATGTTTGCAGTCAGTTCCTTGCTTACATACCCAGTTACGTTTGCCATAATAATTATTCCTCCTTTAATTTATTTATATAATCAGTCCAAAAATTAACTTCTTGAATTGCACCATTAATTGCGTTTAAATCTGACATTGCTTGATTAATCCTATCAGTTGCATCTTGTTTTTGAGCAAGTAGCAATTGTATACGTTCATTTAAAGTTTCAATTGTCATTAAACTTTAATCCTCCAAAATTATATTATGCTACTACTGCGTATTGCCATTTTGAACCATCAGACATAAACAATTTCCCTAAACCTGTTGCGTTAGTTGTAAATCCAAGAGACCCAGCAGGAGCAGTTGTAGTAGTTACATTTACTGTAATTGCAGTTGATAAAGCAACTAAATATGCACCATTGCTAAATTTAACATCTGCTGTAGGTGCAGTACCATCAGAACCTATTTCAATACCTAATACAGTTGTTGCAGTTCCATCATTAACCACTTCTACAAATAAACCTTTAACTATACCTACTGTTCCACCAGTATAATTTTTTGCCTTAATATAGGCACCTTGAATTGTATTCGCTCCTGTATTTACAAGTTTATTTATAACTCTAATATCTAAACCTGTATCAGTTGGAGTTCCTGTTGCAATAGCTGTTCTACCAAAACTGCCCATAATACCTGTAGTCGGTTTTGTTGGATCACCAAATCCATAAGCTGTTGTTCCTGTTACATCACCAATTGCAAATAACTTATGGAAATCAACACCTGAAATAGCAGCAGAAGCTAATGGTAACAATTTAATCTTTGATTTAATTGTTCCTTGTACAATATCACTTGTTATTGAATTTTCACTAACTGTTTTAAAATTAAATTCTGTCATAATATAATCTCCCTTCTAAAATATAATCACTCCTAACCACCTGATTTATAAAACTTAGAGTATAAATAACCATCATATAGATAATCATTAACTTTTAATTTTAATTCTTTATCATAAATTGATTTTAATTTACTCATAGTTCCTAATAAATCAGCAGGACTAAAAGTTTTAAAATCTTTATCTGTTAATCTCAATTTTAATAATTCACCATTATTTATTTTTTCATCTAACCAAACTTTTCTCATATAATCTGCTAATATCCATTGTTCTTCTTCTGTTAAGTCATTTATGAATTCTTCATCTTCATCATCTCTAATTAATGATTGCTTACATTTTTTAAATAAAGACACTGCTTTAGATAGAGTTAATTTATTTTCTATTAACATTTGTTCTTCATTTAAAGACGTTAAATCAAAATCATTAATTTCATGCATAAACTTCTGAAAAATTAAATCATAAGAAATAGTCATAGTATCAAACTACTTTCATTATTTATTTTATTTATTCTTTTCTTGATTTTGTTTATTTGCTTTTTCATCTTCTTTTATAAGAGAAATTTTTACTTTTGTTTCATTCTCAATGGTATTAACAACAGATCCTCTTAAATTATCATAATCAACAATTGCTAATTCAGCTAATAATTCCTTATTACCATCTGGAAGTTTAGAAATTTCTTCTTTCAATTCTTCTGCTTCTAAATTTGCTAACATACGTTTTAATTCAGAATGTAGTTTTATATCTTCATGTTTTAAACTTATAATTCCTAAAGCATCGAATACATCTTTATCAGGGACATAAATATCTCCTGTTTGAATTAAATCACTAGTATAAGCCATATTTTCCAATTCTACATAAGGCAATGAAGCAGGAGCAGCAATTTTCATTAAATTAATAGGTCTACCATTTAATTGAGTCCAATAGATTTTAGAATTAGAATTGTTTATGATTCTAACCTTCCTATCTGGATCAATTGTGTTAAATTCGTTTGATTGATTTTTTGATTGAGTTGTTTTTGCCATAAGAATAAATCATTCCTTTTATTTTAATATTTTATTTTGTTGTTTTATGTTTTTGTTATGATACATATTTCCAAATGAAACCTTGAGATTTTTTAATTTTACCTGTGCAACATTCAGTTATTGATATGTATTCCAATCCTAATTCCCTAGATGCTGTTTTGGCATTTAACCATTCTTTAATAAAATTGCCATCTAAATCATATTGTAAAGTAATTTTACCTTTGTTATTTTTATATGGTCTTTTATAATTATTAATATCAAAATCTTTATAATTATTTTCCCATATCCATATAAATCCTTTGTGTTGTTTTACATTATTTTTATTAGCACAACATGTAGAAATATGTGGTTGATCAAACCATAATGTATTACATATTTCTTTAATACTAATCCATTTTTTTACAAATTCACCTTCAAGAGTTAATTGAATAACTGATTTATATTTAGATTCGGCAATTTTTTGTCTTGTTTCTGGTGATTGATTCAGTGCTACTTGACGATGTTTTTCTCTTGTTTCATCAGATGGATTGCTATTTTTTATAGATATTTTATTTTTTGCTTCATCAGTATGGTTTTTACCATAAAAAGGAGATAATTCACCTTTATATTTTTTTAACTTATTTATAGTATCTTCAGAATGTTTATAACCTAACATACTATTAGCAGTTGGACAAATATTATAAGCTATTTCTTTATTTGTAGCATCTAATGTGTCTATCCAATATTGTTCTCTTTCTGTTAATTTATTTTCATCTTCAATTATTTCAATTACTACAAATGTAAAATTTTCTTCACCATTTTTATTATATGAATTTTGAAGATATGTATTTGCATGTTTATTTTTACGCAATAAATACAAATGTTCCATCTTTCTTCCATATAGTTTTTTCGCACTACCAACATAAAATTTATTATTTTGTAGATTGATAATTAAATAAATACCTGAATAATTTATATTATTTGTAATAATCTGCGAATTAATTTGTTACAATTTATCACCCTTTCTATGATTGCAATTAACCTTTCAAATTTTAAAAAATAAAAAAGAGGGTAGAAAGGATACCCTCTTATCAGACAAATTGCGCTATTTGTCCTATTTTTATTTTAAAATAATCCTTAGAGCGAGACATTTTTATACATGCAATAGTAATTGGAGTAAACAATGGTTAAGCCAAATTTGCGATATGATTCGAAATCTATACTCATATCTGCGTTTTCAGTTTCCCTAACAATTGTCTCTCCCTCAAATGCCACTTTAACAATTTTACTCTCATTTGTTGCAACAATAATAGCATATTGATCACTTAATACTTTACTATTATTAGTATCATCAGCAAAAGCGTTAGGTAATACAATAACACTAGCACCTCTAAATTTACCAATTCTACCAAATTCTCTGCGTTCAGTTCTATCCATATCACTCACAAATCCAGGAGTTTCTTCAATAGTACCTGCAAAAGTAGGAGTGCAGAAAATAACTACATTATCACCATAAGATTGTACATTAGTAATTAATTGTCCCATTTGACTAGGAACAAAAGAATTAGCTTGTACTTTCATATTAGCAGATAAACCAGTGAATGAAGCAATTAAAGTAGTTTGAATTTGAAGATTGATTTTTTCCATAATACCATCTACGATAGCATTAATTAAATCAGTCCAGTCCACAACGCCGTCTAAAAAACGCTCAAATTCGACATAAACTGCACCGCCGTATGCTTCCATAGTCATATTAATATAATCAACATCTAATCTTGTTCTTTCAATTACACCACCCAAACCAACTTTGGTAATAAAGTTAAGTAAACCTCTTTTACCTTTCTTAGTCTTAAATTTAGGTTTTTGTCCTTGATCTAAAATCTGATACTCAACAAAACCACCATAAGCATCATCAACTCTTTTTGGCAGAATTTCATCAACATTTTCTTCAACTAATTCAAAAATCTCATTCTTGTTTTTCCTGAAACTCTTATATCTATTTTTACCATCAGGTACTAAATCTTTAAAAGCATTTCTCAATGCTTCATTTTTTTCAGCAGAAGTATATGTAACACCATCAACTACTGAATCATTTCTATTATATGTAGCCATTGATAACTCGAAGTATTTTCTTTCCATAATATAATTATTCCTCCTTTAATATTATTATATTTATAATTTATTACTACTTAACTTTTTGTGCAGACAAACATTAATCCAGCCTCACCAGCAGGTAAAGTTACAACTCTAGTTGCTTGTAATTCAATTGCTGCGTTAGCATTTTGAATAGGTTCTAATTCAATCTGACCATTAGTGGAAGGATATGCATATACAGTAGTACCAGCAGTGATAGCAGTTACAATAGCAGCATAATTAGCATAATCTCCATCATCATACTTAAAGTTATTGGTATCAAACATGTCACCTATTTGCAAACGATAAATTCTAGGTAAAAATTCATTTAAATTTAATCTAAAATTACCTAAAGACATATCACTTTCATCATACATTTTTTCTACACATGCAACTAAACCAACCCTAGTAGTTGCAGCACCAGGTAAACCAAGAGTTTTTGTATAATGCTCTTCTTCTAAAAGAAAACCATTTTGACAAGCAGTAGCAGCAAAATCAGTTGCATTTAAAGCATATTGAATATTATGTTCACCTGTTTTTACACCTGCTACTTTACGAAGATTTACAATACCATATCTACCAGTTACTACATTGTTTACATTAGCCATAAATCAATTCCTCCTTAAATTTAATTTTATTATTTTATTATTTCTTAGGTATTAATGAAGTCCAATCTTCTTTTTTCTTAAGTGAAAAATTAAAAATTGGAATCTCTGTATCAGTTTTTTTAGTTTTCTTTGCAAATTTTGCAGATAATTCTTTTGAAGCATACATAATTTTAAATTCTTTATCCATATCTTCTATAGATAAATTTTTCTCTTCTATTGATTTAATTTCCTCAATAGATAATACTTTTGAGAAATTTTCAATTAATTCTGCTTTAAGTTGTAATTGTTGTGCTTCAAATGCTTCTTGTTGTTGTTGTTCAATATTTGTTCTAAATTCTTGAAGGGAAGTATTAGTTTGAGTAAGTGTTTCATTTTCTGTTTTTAAAGAATTGAATTGTTCAGTCAAAGTAGAAATATTATTTTCATATTCTGTTACTTTAGATTTAAGATTTTCAAATTCAACTAAAATGGTATCTTGTGAATCTGAATTTAATTCTTCAATTTTGGAATTAAATTCAGTAATTTTTACTTCATATTCGGCAATAACTTCAGATTTAACTTTTTCAGTTGCTTTATCAGTAAATACTTTTAATTTTTCCTCAAATTCCTGTTTGGCAAAATTATCTACAACCTCACCATCTACTCTAGGTCTCCAATCATACATATATGCAATTTTATTTTCAAAATCAATTGTCACTGTATCTCCATCGACCATATATGGTATTCCATAATAATTTTCCCAAGAATTATCAATGACTATAACTAAATTATCTTTAATATCTCTATAGTAGAATTCGTTTTCTGAGTATTCATCACCCCACCAATCTTCTGAAATAACCCTTCTATTTCTTAAAACCTTTCTTACTTCATCATTTAATTGTTCAGCAGTTAAAGCAAAATCAGTTGGTGGAATATTTTTCGCTTCTGATAGTTCTTTTAATTTTGCTTCAAATTCTTCTAATGAATATTGTTCATGATTTGTTTTTAAATCTAAAACATCTTCTTCAGTTAAATTATCATAATTTTTTATTAGTTCAAATTTTGCATCCAATATTTCTGTACCTCCTTCTTGATTATTTTTATTAAAAACTGTATTATTGAGTTCAACTATCATTTCTTGCAATTGAATTTTAATATTTTTAATACTAAATTTTTCAATTGTTGAATTAACCATTGCTGGTGTTAAAGTATCACCCAAAATACAAGCTCCCTCAAATTTAGCTGTTTCAAAATGGAATAAATTATCAATTTCAAATTTTCCAGAAATAGAATCAGGTTCTAATTCCATTGATTGACTTTTTGATTCATCTCTGTTAAATATATCAATACATTCTGGAAATCTAGTATAAAGCAATCCTTCACAAGTTAAGAATTCTCTTTCTATACCATCATCACATAATTTAAACTCAAACTGAGCATTATTTGTTTCTGGTATTAAACCATAAATTTTACCAACATATTCAATTTTTATTTCACCATTTTGTATTATAATTCTTTCTTCATGCCCTAAAAAATCTGATTCATTTAAATTATCAATAGATATATAACCTAAAATTGGTATATTGGATAAAGATTCATTTTTCATTGTTTCAAGCAATTCTTTGCTAAAATAACTGCCATTTAAATTTTCACCTGTATGGCAAAGCCATATCTTAACTTTTAAAAATCTACTATCTGGTATTTCTTCAATCATTTCAAAATTAATTGGTATACTTGTATTTATTTTATATTCCAAATTATTTCACCTCCTTTAATTAATTAAAAATAAATATGTTTTATATTAGTCTTTCTACTAAAATTAATATTTTTATTATTTTCAAATAACCAGCAAGGTTTATTATCAATAATTTGGAAAGACATTAATTTAAAACCTTCTTTTATTAATTGCTCTTTATATACTTCATCGTAACAATAAATAGTTTTAATATTTATCACATCCTATAAATTATGATACTTTTTTGTAATTTATTTGATTTAATATTTAATTCTTTAGAAAGAATAGATTCTATATTATCAAAATCCCAATATGGTATACGGATAAGTTTTATATTGTGTTTCTTACAATATTCATTTTTTAGTTGGTCGTGTATTTATTGCTTTATAAATCTTTCTTCTGCATCTTTCATTGGTTTATTTTTATATTTTCTAATTGGCATATAGTGATATTCGCCATCATACTCTATAATTAAATTTAATTTTGGTATATAAAAATCATAGGATAGTAAACAACCTCCCAAACCTAGCAATCTATCAAATTTCATTTGTGGAATAAAATATATATTATTGTTCTTTTCTATATCTGATAATATTTCATATTCTTCATATAATATTTCCATTAAATCTTTAGACATAAGAACTCTTTTACATTCTTTTTCGCCTTTAGATTTATTACATTCAGGACAACTAGTGCCGGAAGCAGTTCTATTATTTGGTGTTACTTTCCATTCATGACCACAATCTTTACATTTCCAATAAATATATTTTTCACTACCATATGTTACATCGTAAGGAGTTAAATTCCCATTGAGTATAGGATGCCATTCAGATGCAATTTCAGGATATTTAGTTGCTAAACAATTAGAAAGACCAACTTTTTTACCTGCACAATAAGAGCAACCATTACCACTCATAATATTACTCCAAGATGAATTAAAATACTCTTCACAATCATCTTTTAAACATTTCCATTTAAGATATTCTAAATTATTATTATATTTATTACTAATTAATTCAAAAGGTTTATTATTAAGTTTGCACCAAAGTTTAATGTTTTGAATGGAATATTTATTACTTTTATCTGCTATATGAAAATTATTTAATCTTTTTAGATCATTCCATGTTCTTGTATAAATATATCCGTTATTATCTATAAAGATTAATTTTTCTTTATAATTTATAAACTTATTTAGTAAATTTAAATTCGGATAATTATTATTTAAAAATAATTCAATATTTTTTGTTGAATATATATTATTTTCACCAACAATTACATGTTTATTTCTCCTTTTAAGTGTTCTCCATGTCAAAGAATAATAATATCCTTCATTGTCACACAAAATTAAATTAGAATCTTCATTTTCATATTTATTAGATAACAATATAAAATTATCTTTATTATTTTTTAAATATAATTTTATATTGTAAATAGAATATGGATTTGCAGGATGTACAAATTTAGGTTTTACACCAGCACTTAAATCTTCTAAGCTTACCTTATAATAATAATTATATTTATCTTTTACTATCAAATCTGCTCTCATTTTTACATATTTATTACTAATTAATTCATAACCTATTTTTGAAATACGATCTTTTACTGCATTAAAATCAAGTTTATTACTCATTATTATATCTCCCTTCATATAAAAATCCCTAAAATTATATGAGTGGCAGGGAGTAGGGAAACTCCTTTTCGGTCTGCATTGCCTAGCCACAAAAAATTTATTACATATTGGTTTCTTTATCACGAGTTACAATTCCAGAGTCAGTAGGATTATCTACTTCTGGTCTTCCTCCAATATCATCTAAATTTGAACCTTGATTCATATTAAGAGGAGGTCGCCAAAATTCTTTTGATTTAATTAAATTTTCATATATAAGACTAGCATTGTAATCATCAACACTATGTCCATTAATACTACTAATGACGTTTAATGATCCTCCGATAGAAGTTAATTTATATTCTCTGTCAAAAATATCTTGTTGATTATACCAAGTTGTTTTCCATATATTTAATCTAAAAGTATATTTCTTTCTAAGGTTAACATTGGAAATTCTATAATTAAACCAACTTTGAATCTTATCAAGCATTGAGAATACAACAGATTGTATATATATTAAATTCTGTGTTATACCTACGGAGGAATTAGTAGAAGAACCTCCTAACAGCAGAGGATTTGCTCCAGCTTGCATATATGCCATTGATTTTGCAAATTCTGCCAAATTTTCTTTTTCATTTTGTACACTTTTAAAAGAAATTTCTTCTAATTTATAAGGACTCCCCACCACACAGACCGAGTCGGGCAAATTTGCTGCGACAGTAGAAACCCAAGATGACACAACATCTGGTTCTACGAGAGGTATGCCACTTTCCTGATCTGTTGGAAAATTAATGGAAACCATTTTTAATTTTTGATCCCTAGAACTTTCAATCTCTTCATCAACTAAATCATTTAATAAAAATAACTCAGTAAACAATTGACTATACAATGGTAAAAAGAAAGTATCATTATCTCCACCTAATTTAATGCAACATACTTTATCACTAGGTAAAGGTTGCCATTCTGGATATCTTAATCTATCTGAATTAGTTTTATATCTATCATATAATATTTTAAATTCATCAGGATAAATACTCCATGCAAATTCAGATAATGAATTATCTGAATTTAAATCTTCAAAATATTTGAAGTTAAACTCAACAGAAAATTGTCCATTTTTTATCGAATATAATCTAACATATTTTATAGGCAAATCCCATAGATAAGGAAAATTACCGTCATTCTTTTCAAAACCACAATAAGCACCATATCTAACCAAACTTTCTATAATTCTACGTCCTGTTTTCTTTATATCTATATTATCAATATATTTTCTAACAGTATTAAATTCATTATTAAAATTTTTTAAAAGTTTATTTATTACTTCTTGAGATTCTTCTTCAGACATTTCTTTTGAAGTTTGATTATTAATTTCTTCTTTTAATTTTTGCATTGTGTAAAAATCAGGTTGAAGATAATTATCTAATGTTGCCATATTTGTAGTTAAATTGACTAAAACTTTATAGATTCCTTCAGGTGCATATAAATTATCTGATAAATCAAGTATCTCATTTTGGTATTTTTGTGGATTAGCAAGCCATAATTTTATTTTATCAATAGTTACATTATTTAATTTCTTTTGTTTATTTTTAAATAAAACACCTATTCTTGATAAGGAAAAGTTTTTAGCTGATTCCCATGATTTTTTTAAAGAGAATAGGGTAGGGGAGAGGTTTTGTTGGTTGTTTTGGTTATTGTTTAGATTGTTTTGATCAGGCATTGATAACCTCCTTTCTTATAGTATATATGTATAATTATATTTATAATCTATCTTCTTGCTCTTGATGATTTATTTGCTATTGCAAAATATGATGAGGGAGAGATGTTAGTATTTTTCTTTTTCCCTGTTATATGTTTTCTTCTTAATTCTGATAAATACCATGCAAGCATAGCTAAACAATATGCTCTATCGTCGTATAATCTTCCTACTCTATCATCTCTTAGATCATATCTATAATTACCATTTGTTCCATCATACCTATACATATTAACTAATTCTTCTTTGGCTAAATCAATATTTTTTAAAGCTAATTCTTCATCAAAAGATAATTTATATGAATTTTCACTATCTGCAAAGGTTAAAAATCCTTTCATATCATAATCTTCCGTGAAACTTATTAAATCAAGATTTAACATTTCAATAAGTGCGTCAAATAACATTTTTTTATACTTTTGTGGTGAAAGTAATTTAATTTTATCAACAGCGTTTGGAAATTTTGAAACATAATCTGTTGATTCAATTTTATCAATTAACCCTTTATGTTTAATTCCTGCGTTATCTGTCCAATCTTCCATAAGATAATCAGCAATATTAACACCACCACCACCAGCACCAGCATCAATACAGACAGTCTCGATATTTTCATATTCTGCTGATTGTTTACCATTATAATCCAATATCATTTTTTTTAAATATTCTATTTGTTCTGGTGTTCTCATTGGAGTCTTTTTTTTCTTAGCAATATCTACAAAACTTACACCATTACATATTTCCATTTTATAACCAATATTTTCATCAAATATAATTTCACCAACCATTGTAATAGCATTATCGTAAGATCTACTAGGATCATATGCCAAAGCAAATTTTCTATTGCTATTATTTGCAAAAATTGGTATTCTTAATTCAGAATTTCTAATAAGAACAGACCTTTTAATAATCTGTTTATCCGATCCTTCTGTTGTAAAAATATTTTTATACTCCCTCATGCCCTTACTATAATTTTCACGCATAGCATTATCAATAGTTTGCTGACTAAGCAATGGAACAGGATATAGTTTACCATTATATGTAGCATTTATTACTACGTCAGAATTTATATCTGCTACAAAATAATTAGAATCACCAAGCATCATTTTTTGTGCGTATTCTCTATATATTCTAAAGAAAAAAGTATCTGTACTTGATGCTGAAGAAGCAAATATTGCTTGGTTTGGAAATTGTTTTGGGAAAGTTGATACATCAACATCTCCACCAAGTCTAAAACTACTATTTTGAGTGATAAATGGTAATGATGCAGTAAATAATTCATCTGGTGCAAATCCACTCTCATCGTAAAAATTGCAATTTGATCTTCGACTCCTAAGATTATTAATGGCACCATTTAGTGAGTTAACTGCGCTACCGTTGTAGAGGTTATATTCAAAAGAACTAGGATTATGTGTAAATCCATCTTTATTCGATGCACTTTTTACTGTTTCGTTTAAAAAAATATCTGTTAAACCAGTAAAAGAAGCTATCTCTCTTTTTGCTATTTTTTCTATTTTAGAAAACATTTCTTGACTTTGACTTCCAGAACCAGCTAAAATATAAGCCTGAAAATTTGGTATAAGTAAACTTTTAGCCATTAAAAAAGGAGAACCAAGAGTTGTATTATGTGTAACTACAAATTTTTCACTACATAAATATAACTGTGAATGATTATCCACAGTTATACATTTTGTTGGCACAGAAAGAATTTCTTTAACTGATATTATTGAATTTCTTTTTTGTCTTTTATGTAATTCATTCTGCAATCTTTCATGTTTTCTTAATAGTTTAAAACAACTATGATTTTTATCCACTCTAAAGAAAATATTATAAGAATAATATTCTTTTCCTTTACATTTTGATTTTTTATTTTTTATTATATTAGTAATTCCTAAAGAAGATAAAAGTTGAGATACTTTTATAATAATATTATAATCTTTCTGAGAAAAAGAACATTCTCCTTTTATGCTACATGTACCATCTGAATCCATGAGTCCTTTTAACAATTCATATCTTTGTTCAATATTTGAATATAGATATATTTCTGGAATATGCTTATTATTTATTAAATTTAAATTTCTTAATTCAGTCTTAAATTTATTTTCTTGTCCTCTAGGTGTTATTCCTACACCAATTGAAGGTGTTCTGTTTTTATGATAGTATATTTTAGTAGAATAACCAATTTCATTAATGTTTGTAATCATATTATTTAAATCTTCATAACCGCAAGTTATATTGGTATTTGCAGAATTACCATCACCTAACCATATACCTAATAAATAAGGATGGATAGGTAATTCTTTCTCTTGATATTTTATCGGATTATTTTTTTGAATACGATATTTATATTCGTTTTTAACCTTATCATTTCTATGACGAACATAATCTTTAGCTATATTTTCAGTAGTAAAAATTCTTATCTTTTCATTTTTTTTTGTTGATAATGCCCATAAATGTTCGGCATCCGCAATAATTTTTGCTCCATCATCAAATTCAACTTCATAACACTTATGTCCAATAAAAATATCTGAAACATAAGTAACTTTGGTAGGTTCACCATTTTCAGTTAATATATAATCTCCAATTTGCAATTCTCCCATTGTTTTAAACCCTGTAAGAGTTGGTATTTTAGTATCTAAACTTAATGCTTTACCAGACGATCTCCCCATACACCAAACACAATTAGGAGTATACCAACTTTTTAAAAACACATATTTCTGAAAATCTAACAGGTCTAAACCAAAAAACCTTTCTACAAAACGTACTGGAAATTTTCTTCCATAATTTATTATCTCTGCAAGTTTTAAATATCCATCAATTTTTCTTTGTGACATAGTTTTTTTATTCATTAACTATGTCACCTTCTCTAAATTTTATTTTTAATAATCTATTTTCTTCTTCTAAATATGTATTTTTCTTTTGTAAATTTTGAATTAAATCACGTTGTTCATTAATCATAAAAGTATAATCATTTTCATCAAATTGTAGTTGTTTTAAAATGCTATTATTACTAATATCAGCTACTTGTTGCATCCCTTTACAAGTTTCTATATCAAAAAGATTTACTTCAACTTCCATAAATCCTTTTTCTTGTAATTGTTTAATAATTCCAGATAGAGTACCTGCACCTTTAGATTTATTATTGGCATGATTAACTGAAATACCGTTATCCTTTGCCATAGCAAGTATTGAACGATATACTTTTTCCTTTGCTTCAATTAGCGATTTTACTCCACCTGTTTGTGATTGTATATTATTTACATCAGCAGTTAATAATGATAATGCTTGATTAAGTTTATCTATTTGATTAAAACTTTTAACTATTTCAATTACTATAGGCAATTTAAATGAATCTTCTAGTGTTGATTCATCTAAAAAATCAACTAAAGTATTATAAAGATGTTTCTTATCCATTTGATTATCATTTTCAAATGGATCGTAACCAACCATACGAATTACATCTTCTTTATTTCTTTTATCTTCCTCATTTGTATCCAATTTAATTTCTGTCTCAAATATATTTATATTTTCAGTAGATTCTAATGGGGAAGATTCTGAAAATGTTTTTGAAGAATATTGTGGGAGGCTGTTACATTTCTGCAGGTAGATAGCAAATATACTACTATTACTATTATTTGCTTGTTGTTCTGCACTATAATATAAACTTGATTCAAAATATACATCTAATAATCTACAAGCAAAATATAATGCAATTTTACAATCATTATGCTTTCCTACTAAATATGTATATAAATCAACAACACATTGACGGCATATGAACATACGATTATTATTACCTTTAAGAATAAAAGAATTTGATTTGTAATATTCTTTTTCTTGATCTTTTTCTTTTTCGCAACATAAGCATTTAAACATTATTTTTTCTTTTTTTACTTGTACAATATTAGTTGTAGCTTTTTTAGGTCTAGCAATAATAGTCACACTCCTTATGTGTCTATTTATTATTTTAATAAGTTATCTAATTCATTTTTATATTCTTTCATATCTTCTATAGAACCATTTATATCATTAACTAATAAATCAATAATTATATCAATATCTTTTATATTGTTAATTTGTATATATTTTAATAATGATTCAAATGTTAATATCCTAATCTCTTCTTGAAAAATTTTTGCATTTAATTTAAGTAATATATTAGTATTATTTAATGTAATCAACCTCCACACAATTAATTTTAATAAAATCTTACATTTATCATATTTTAAACTTAAAATCTTAAAACATAATAAAATCCACCTCAAATAAATAGAAGTGGATTCAATATATCTTAATATATCTTAATCTATAAATTTATGGTCTAATTTCATTATCAACAATATATTTATATTTCTTATACTCAATATCTGTTCTCCAAACTTTATGATTCCTAATATTACCTTCATGATTCTGTTCCCATACTGCAATTTCAGTTACTAATCTAGGTAAATTATTTTTATCATTTTTTAAATCATGAATATCTTTACCTTCATTATTTGTTGTAATACCATTTGCTAACATTATATTAATACTATCTTCAATATTTTTAATTTTATCATTTTCTATACTATACTCAGAATACATTAAATTCCAATCATATTTTTTAATTAAATCTAATGTTTCCCTAAGTGCTTTTAGTGCAACAATACAGTTTTGTATATCATGTTTTGATCTAAATATACTTATCTTATCATTTAAATGTTTTGCTTCTTGTTTAAGATTATTAACTATATCATCATAAAAATTATCATTACCTTTATATACTAACTCGCAAGTTTTATATTTTAAATTATTATCAATAAATATTGGGATACCTTTATAACAATATGTATTATTTTTCATAATTATATTTGGTAAATCCACTAATTCATTAAAGAAATTTTGATCACATATTATTTTTATTACATCTTTTAAATCTCTTCCTCTGAAATTATCAATATTCATAATTATTCCTCCACAATGGTAGGTCATTACCCATATATTTATACATTGTATTTTAACAATGCACAATAAAACTCACCTAAAATTAAATTAGATGAGTTATTTTCTACATTGTTATTTAACTTTAGCATAATACAAAAATTATATTACTCTTCCAATGCTTCTTCCATCAATTCTTTCATAAAACATTTATGATCATTCCATCCCACATTTTTACCAATACTAAACAATTCATAAAGTAAATTTCTCATTTCACAACCACAGTCACAATTTACATTGTCTAATTTATACGCAAATACTTCTATCATTTTTATTTCTTCGATTTGCTGATCTGTGAATTCTTCTTGATTGCAAACACATTCATTACAATCTCCACAATCATCATCTATGTATTCTTCACATTCATCACATTCATTACAACAATTTTCTTCCGTACATTCTTCACAACAATCATCCCTTGTACAATCATCACAATTACATTCACAATCACCATTAATTTTTTGCAATTCAGTACAATAATCCATATAAACATCAATATCTACTTCTTCATTATCAATAAAAAATTTAGAGGCAACAAATTCTAAAGTTTCATCATCATAGTAATGTTTAGTTTTTAATTCCATATTAAAAATTTCTCCTTTTAATTTAAAGTTTGTTTTTTTATTTATTATGTTATATACAATAACTAATTAAAACAATTCATCAATATTTTCTACAATTTTTGTTGCAATACCTAAATCAACACATTCTTGAGGTAGTAAATACCAATCCTTATCTTCAACTTCTTTATATTTTTTAGCAGTTATATTTGTTCTTTCTAAAATAAACTTTTTAGATAATTCATTGTCTTTTTCAAGAAACTTGGAATAATCAATAATCTTATTTACATCAGATATAATTCCACTAGAACCTTTATGAATCATAACTCTAGAAGTAGAGAGAAGTAATCTTTCATCTGCTGAAAGAAAAATCATTGCTCCAGCACTGAAAATTTTACCCATTGCAATTGTAGTTATAGGTGTTTTAGATAGCATAATAGCTGCGATTAATACATTCATACTAGCAACACATCCACCATCTGTATGCAAAAATATTTTTATTTTCTTTCTCTGTTCTTTTGGAATATCTCTATCCTCAAAATTCCAATCAAATATCAATTTTGCATGGTCAGCACAATATTCATCAATATCTCCATTAATAAATATTTCTCTTTTAGCAATTTGATTGTAGTAAGTAAGTACGTCTGGTTCAGGTAATATTGTTTGCTTTAATTTAGCAATAGATGCATTATCCCAATCTAAATCATTATGAAAATTCTTATTTGACATAATCACACAATTTAATCCTTTCAGATTATAATTTAATTTTATTACTTCCTACCACTAACAACTACAATAGGCAAATCCCATTCACCATCATCCTTAATCCCACCACTTTTACACCAACAATCAAACTTCTCACACAATTTCTCAATATCATCCGCATCAATTACAAAACAACTATATTCTTCACTAAATTTTACTATATCATCAACTTCACTATTAACTTCATCTATAATATCACCAATTCTACTTTCCAATACAAATAATACCTTATCTTTTCTATCCCATTTCTTTGTATTAATTCTTATAATAGGAATCCCATTAATATCATCTACAATACTTACATCACCTAAACATTTTTGAATAAGATTTAAGTCACTCATTTTACGATAACTATTAGCAATCCCATCAATAGCAAAATAAGCACTCATTTTTTACTTTACCTCAACTTCGTTATTTTCTAATAATTCATTTGTAGATTCTGTTATTTCATTTTTCGTATCATCCTTAACTTCACTCTTAATCTCTTCAACTTCTAATTCATCCATCACAGCTTTAACATCAAATGTTCTCAAACTTTTATCTGCTAACCATGCTTGTTCAACAGCATTTCTAACCATTGTGTAACTTAAATTTACGCCAGTTAGTCCATTACTATCTAAATGTTTCTGGAAGAAATTAATAGCTTCATGTAATTTCTCTGAACCTTTTTTCTCTTTAAATATAGTTTCTGCATATGTAAATGCTTTTTTACCTAGTTGTTCAATTAAATTTTGTTGTGCTACACTAGTATGTGCTTTGAACCATTTAACAGCAATAGGAAATATATTTCTAGCTAAATTGCCTATATAACCGAATAATGCTAATGTTATAATGTAAATTAAATCTGGAAGGAATTCATTAATAAAACCTACTAAGATTTCTTGCATAATATATGTTCCTCCTTTATATTTTTATTTTAATTTTTATTGCACATCAAAATCAACACCCATTTTTCTTAAAATTTGAAATAAATATTCACATAAATCATAGTCTTTAATATCTCTTGATTTTTCATGTTCAATTTTAAAAATTTCCATGATAAATTTCATAAACATTAATCTTTGTCCAGTAATAATGTGGAATTTATTTAATTCTTTTGGGTCTAATTCATTAAGTTTTATATCTTTCATTTCTTTGATTTTTATAAATTCTGGTTCAATTTCATCAAAAAATTTATCAAGTATTTCAGTTGATATGGTTATGTTCATGTTAGTATTTGTATTAGTATTCATAATTTTTACCTCACAAATATTATATTTATAATTTATTAATCTATTTAATTTTACTTAACAATAGTATTAATAACATCTGTAATACCTAAATCATCATTAATAATAAAACTTTGATTTTTCTTTTCAGATTGGATATATCCACTGTCATTGCTCCATCTACTCCAAGAAGAAATTGTAGGTAATCTCATAATTTCTAAATATCCTTGTTTTTCATAGATCATAGAAGAATGAAGATGGGCTAACATGCAAATTATATGCTCTGATTGGCTCCACATATCTTTTGCTTCCGTAGTTATAATCTTCAATGCATCTTTAATTTTCATATCATGAGACAAACACAATAATGTTTTACCTATTCTACAATATTTACGAGGTAGAGGGGAGGAATCAATTTTAATATTGTCATCATTCTTATACCAAGCATTTATTGTTTGCATTATTCCAAACATAGTATGTAAATCATGATTAGATGGGACGTATTGAACATCTACAGGTGCAATTTCTGATAGCATGTCAATACCATTAATAATTAATTGAGTTGCTTTTACTACAGTAGTAAACCATGATGCAGAATTATCTTGTGGGGTTAAACGAGTTGTAGTACCTGATAAATTATCAAAATTCACAAAATCATTGCCAATCACAAATAATACTTTTTCAAATTTTCTATGTTTTACTCTGTTGATAATATAATTTAAAGTATAATAATAAATTTGTTCAGCAATTTCTAAATTATACTCATTACCAGTAGAATATGTATCAGAGAGCAAAGCATAGTGGAAGTCAGCAATCGGTACAACTAAAGTATCACCATTTTGTTCATATTGCTTTGATATGATATTTATTTTATTTTTATATTCTGTTTTGATATTAGCAAATAAATTATTAATATCTTCAATATTCCATTTATATTCCGTGATTAATTTAACGGTAATTTTACTAGAGTAGAGTGTCATAATCCCATCTTTTTTAGAATAGCTATTCCATATATTATTTCTAGCAGATACTAACTGAAAAACTTTAGAATCATAACCATGTGCTTTTAAAAGAAATTCAACATCTTTTGCATCATTATCTGACATTTGAATTAATTTTTCACTAGTTTGGGTATTGTCTTTGTTTAACTCAATAGTTGATTTGTAATTTTTAGTTAATTCTGATTCTATGTTTTTATTTTCATCAATTAGAGTAGAAGAGAGAGGAGTATTGATATTATCACAAATTTGCTTATCTATTTTACTTTTATTATATTCATCAATAGTCATTTGTAGATTTGTCAAACATTTTCTTGCATGGTCATGTGAAACTTGATTATTATATAGTAATTCATAAACTTCCGTTTTGTCTAAATCATATAAATTTCTATTAATTAATAATCTCTCAGCATATTCCATAAAATTTTCTGTTTGTTTCTTGAGGTGTTCCAAACACGATTCCTCATTTCAATATAAATTTCTAATACTTCTATTATTATCATTACAAATTAAATCACTGACATACAATCCCAACCAATTGTAGTCTTTCCCAAAAAGTATAGATAGTATGGATACTCTCTATACAAAAACAACACCGTTTTTGAACATTACATATTGCAAACAGTATCTTTGTTAGTCGCAATAATACGTGTACTACGAAACAATTTACTTATTTCTTCTTCTAATAACTCCTTAAATCTTAATTTACTATTAGTATCAGCATGAACTAAAAATACTTTTTCACAACTAATTCCCTTCAAATAATTCAATAATTCAATCTGTCCGATATGAGAAGAGAAACTATTTAATATAGTAATACTACATTTATTTTTATAACTTTTACCTTCAATATTAATAAATTTTTGTCCGTTTTTAATTTTAGAAGCAATACTTCCTTCAGGTGAGTAACCTACAAATAAAATATGAGATTTAATGTCAGATATAAATTCCTTTAAATAGTTAACTGATCTACCTTTTAAGAGAAAACCACTACTACTTAATACTATCTTAGAACTATTATCACTAACACAATTCTTACTCTCATTGTAATCTTTAATAAATCTAACATTCTCCCAATTGCAAACTTTATCAAATAATTCTTTGTGTTCACCTTGTAATGCATCTTTATATACTTTTGTAATTTCCCATATTAAAGGTGAATCAACAATAATAGAAGTAGTAAATGTTTTATCTTCTCCGTATAAACAATATAAATCAGTTAATAATTGTTGTGCTCTTGATAAAGAGAATACAGGAATTAAAATTCTTCCTTTATCCATTAAACATACTTGATTAACAACTGTTTTTATTTTCTCTAAATCTTTTACTCTATTTGCTTTAACATTTTTCTCATCTGCACCATAAGTACATTCACTAATTACTATATTTGCTTTAGTACAATATTCAGTATCTTCAACATAATAATTCTTATTTATATTTCCTTTTAAATCAGAAGTATAAAGTATTTTCTCAATATGTCCTGTGCTTGTTTTAAGAAATAATTCTAATTGACAAGCACCAATTATATGTGAATTATGCAAAAATTTAAAACTTGTATTATCGTCAAGTTTATGTATAATTCCATAATCATAAGTATCTATTAAATTTAATGTGTTATAAACATCATCCTCATTGTAGAATGGTTCAAAATTAACTCCACGTTTTTTTGATATATACTCAGAATCTTTCCTAATAATATTAGCAGAATCTTTTAGCATTGGTTTTGCTAATTTAGATGTTATTTCTGTAGTTATTATTCTACCATTAAAACCATCCCTAACTAATTTAGGAGTGAGGGACATATGATCTGTATGTGCATGATTGATAAACACATAATCAATATTTTTTGGTTTGAAAGGGAAATGTTTTGCATTATCTTTATAATCTTTAATGGAGTTTGAACTTTGAATCATACCACATTCTAATAGAATAGTTTTATATTCTGTTTCCACTAGAATCATTGAGCCTGTTACTGCTATAGAATTATTCCCGACAAAACTTATTCTAACCTTAGATTTCTTTTTACCCATATGATTCACTCATCATATTTATCATCCTTTTCGGAAAATTTTTGTTGCTTACTTGTTATTAATATTTATTATATTACCTATTAATTATCATTCTTCTTATACATTTCCCTTTTTATTAAATCCACCATGTAATCGGGAACTGTAGGTTTCTTCCTACGTGATTTTTTACCTCTTCCGATAATAGTCAAGTCAGGGTACTTTCCCCTTTCCATTTTTAATATTTTTTTAGAGATTAACCATTCTTTTTCTTGTTGAGATATTGGTTTCAATGTTTAAATTAATTCTCCTTTTGTAGTTTATTTTTTGTTTTTAATTGGTTTATGATTTAGTTTGTTTTGTTGTTTAGTTGATTTAAAATTAAACAAACAAAAAGAGAGTAGGATGTTAAATCCAAACTCTCTTCATCATAAATCAGTTCCTACTTTATCAATACTATTAAATAGTAATAGGTAAGGATTCTCCTTTTTAAATTATACTTATATCATAAGTTAAGAAAAACTATAAAAACTAACAAGTATAATAAATATAAGTATTTCTAGGAAGTTTCTATTTCGTCATTTTTTCTTTGAGTATAATTTATTTGTCTAATTCTATGATTTTCTTTTTCAATTTCCTTTGCACAAACTTCACAATATTTATGTTTATTATTTTTTACCTTAATAATCTTATCACAATTACTGCATTTAATAATACCTTTAATCTCATTATAATAATCTAAATATAATCCAATATTATCATAATCAGTTACTTCAAATGATATTTCTCCTTCAGGTATACAATTTTCAATATAATCAAGAATAATTTTCCCTCTATGTAAGATAGTAACTAATTTTAAATCGCTTAATTTATTAATTACTTCATCATTTAAAGACATAATTTTAGGAATATTTGATATGTTTTTTATGTTATTGTATTTTATTTTGCCACCATAAAAATACAATGTATCATAAATTTTATTGTACTTATATTCATAAATTATTTTATTTAATTTTAATTGAACTAAAAATGTAAACATAACTTTTTTATATTCTTGATTAATTTCTAATAAATTTATATAATCTAATTCAGATTTATATATATCAATTTTAGAGATTGTAATTAATTTTTGTTGCTTACTTAAACCTGTTTTCAATGCTTTATTGATAGTTTTATAATAATTTTCTCTTTTAAAATAAGGAATATATTTTTTGCAAAATTCATGTAAATTATATTCACGTTCTTTTGGTTTCATATCTAACACATCTCTAAAATACAATACTAACAATCTTAATTCGGTAAAAATATATTTAGATTGGAAACCTTTATTATATACTAATTCTACATACTCTAATTCATTATATTTATAATTCATTAAGTTTTAACTCCTTTAAAGAATAATTTACTCCTAAATATGATATTTTTCCTTTAGGATTTGGAAATGGGAATTTAGGATTATCAGTAGTATTATTCTTAACATTATTGTAAATATACTTTCCGTATGTATTCCATAAAATATTTTTATTTGCACTTGGTTTGTCCTTATAAAAATAATCTAGTAATATATTAGTAACCAAATAAACATCACTACAAATTTTATTCAATTCTTGTTCAAGACTATCATTATCAATTTTAAAATTTTGCATAGTATTCTCATCATAGTTATAATCATTAGCAGTATTATTAAATAAGATTTTATTGTATTTAATTTTACTCATATGTTGATTTAAAATTTGTATAACTTCTTCATACTGTTTACTAGTATATTGATGATTATTCTTTTTATATATATTGATAATTGCAATACTACTATCTAATGATTTTATTTTTTTATTTATTTCAAAATTAATACCTTCAATGTATCTGCATAAAATATTCATTGGACTATCACTATAAGTTAAAGGCATATATTTATAAAAATTATCAATAAATTGCTTCTGTTCAATTGACAATCTATCTAATTCTTTTAATTTTTTAAATGACATTTTATATTTTTGATGACATGTAATTTCATTTGTTTCACAATATTTATTGTAAAATTTCTTTACATTCTTATATAAATATTTAAAGAAATATGGATATTTATTAAGCAAAATACTATTATGAAGATTCTTTTCTTTAACAACAATATCTGAATCTAATGCAATACCATTTTTATCTATATTAATTTTTTGTTTGTAAACCCACAATTTAGGTATTCCCTTAACTTCTCTTCCTATTTTTGCTTTATCAATTTGAGCAGATTGTGCTTTGCAACATTGTTTTAATCTTGATAATGTTAATTTATATTCTTCACTATCTATGCCATATATTTTTTCAATATTAGATAATAAAGCATACCCATTACTACTTTTATTTGTTATTGAACCAATTATTGAACCAAAAGAGAATGTATCTGCCATATATAAATCTTCATCTGTAAACACAATTTTTTCAGGGGTAGGAGGTGAGTATACAACTGGTAATTCATCTTTAAATACTCCATTAATAATTTCTTGATTTGAAGTTGTGGCTAAAATGTCATAATCAACATCTGCTCCCCCAAAATTTACCACTTCATGACCATGATAATTTAAAATAATTCCTAGTTTACAATATTCAAACCATTTTTCAGTTTCTTTGTCTTTTCTTAAATTTAATATCACATGTTCACTACGATAAGTTAAAGGTGATCTCATTCCATTAACTTGTTTAATATTTTTCTCATTCCAATAATTAGAGTAAAATTCATTTTTATTAAGCAATCCTGTAACTTCTAATCCACAAACATGTTGCATAAATCCATAGGGGTCGTATACCAAAACTTGGAAATTTCCATCTACAAAAATATCGCCCATACATCCGTTTTGAATTCTAATTTTTAATAATTCTCTAATTTTTGTTTGTATGTATTTATCATTTTTTAATTCAGGATTTATTAGTAGACACTTAATCCAAAAATTATCATTATTATCTAGGTATCTTTTAATGCTAAATATGTTATTATTTACTCCTAGTAAAAATAGTAATATATAATATATATTGTCATATGAAACTCCACATATCCAATCTACAAATTGTTGGGATAGTTTTTTTATATCATCTTGAGTTAAATTTAATGTCTGGATAAATTGGTAGTTAAGTTTTAATATATGTTTTGCTTCTTTGGGAGTATACTGTGATACTCCCCAATACAATTTGTTTTTCCGACAATTATCTATATATGAATCAATGTCTGAATAACTATCCCAAAGTTTGAACTGTGATTCTGTTAAGATAACATCATATTCTCTTAAATCTGCTTTTATATAATTGCCTTCAGAATCTTTATATATAGTATCTACTATGTAATTACCATTATTAATTTCTTTACAAAAATCATGAATAGGGAAGGTACAGAGCATCCCTTTAATGAAACTTTGACGAATACAAAATTGAGAAGGAATCCATTCTAATCCTAATTCATTTGCCCATTTTTTTGCTTGTTTAGGAGAAATTATACCCATTCCGTCCGTTCTATTCATTTCCATTTCAACTTCACGTATATCTATTTCATCATCAATATTCCAATCCTTTTCTATTACATAATTTGCTTTAAATTTATCACTATTAATAAAATCTTTTACAACTATAAACTTAGGTTCGCTAACTAAGTATGTTGACGACCCTGCAAGTCCAAAGTATGCATTGAATTTACTAGGTGCAAATTTTTTAGTTAGATCTCTACCATTATTAAGTCTAATTTTTAATTCATCTATTATTTCTTCACAACATAATACTACTGTTGACAATCTTGCTTGTCCTGAAGAACAACTTAATCTTGAATACCGTTTATTGTTTACCATTATACCTTCATTGAATATTTTTTTATAATGAGAACGATGTTCTATTACTACTGTTATATAATCAGGTATAAACATAGTTCTATTTATCCTATTTTGAATTTCAATAATCCTATTTGAATTTTCAATAGAATGATGTCTTTCTTTTCTAATATTCCTTTCTTTAAAGAGATTCTCAATATGTTTATATTTTATACTATGTTTTCTAATATCACGAATACTTCTAAGAATCTGATTGTCTGCTAAAGCAACAACTTCTTTTAATTCTTTTGCTTTATTAAAAGGTAATTCTATGTCATAGTTAAATTCTTTTAATCTAGATGATTTAAATTTATATGTATAAAATTGTCTATTGTGCAAAACAACACCTCCAATCTATTTTATATTGTTAATTTCTACATTGCTAAAGTAATTAAGTATTTCTATAAAATCATTTATTAACCATCCCTGAGTTTTACTATTTAATGATTCTTTTGTAAAATTCTTATTTAATACAATATCCAATGATTCATTTTTACACTCATTTGATAAATAAATCATTGGATATAATAATTTTTCAATTTCTTTATTGATTTCTACATCTGTTATTTCAATCCCTTTTTTATTATATACTTTTAAATAATCATCACTATTAATACAATTATCTTTATAATAATTTAAAAAATAATCAATTTTATTTATTACTTCTAATAATTCATCAGTTTTATTAACAAAATTATATCTAGGTAAAAACTTAAATGTATTATCTATTTTAAAATAAGTTAAATTAATTTCTTTTTGTTTAAATAATTTATTAAATATATAATTTACTGGTGCTTTATTAGTAAAATTATATGAATCTTCATTTTCAATAATAAAGAAATTAATATTATTAAAATACTTTATATGTAAATTAATACATATTGTATTGTCATCAATAATATTACCAAAAATATTTTTGAAATTTACAATTGTTTCATTATGATGGTAATAACCATAATCATAAATTACATACTTTTTATTTCTATAGTCTTCAAAATAAATTGAATCAATATAATCTGTACTCTCTTTATAATGTAATTTATAATCAACTATTTTATTATTTAATTTTAAAACTTCTAATATATGCAATAGTAAATCGTTTGATAATAATAACCTTTTAACTTCATTATCAATCCTATGTTTCAAATTTTCACTTAATATTTCATCTCTAAAATTATAATTATAAGTTTGATAAATTTCTGGTTCATCATTATCTAAAACATAAAATTCAATAATAATCCCATCAAAAATTCTATCATAAATAAGTCTAGGGATTTTTGTTTCATATTTTATTAAATACCCATTATGTTTTAAATTTAAAAGTTTTAATTTTTTATCAATATTTGATTTTATATGATGTACATAATTATGTAATATACTATTGCCACATTTTACTCTCGATAATATATCAATTGCAATTTTTCTTCCTTCTTCTGAAGATATAGAACGTATAAAATTAGGAATATTATTATAATCTTTATTCTCATATTTAATTTTTCTAATCTCATCCCATAACCAATCTAGATTTTGCATTTCATCTTCTCTTACTTTAAGAACTTTTTCATCATACTTAGTTAATTTATATTCTCCAATTGTATCATAATATAATTTATCTTCATCATTTAAATTGAAACATTTTCCTTCATAATATAATGCTTTAAGTGTTGGAATAGAATTATCAAAAACACACATCATAGAATTAATATTAACTTCAACTATAATATTATTTAACTTTCTCCATCTATCTATATAATCTTTAATTTTCTTACTATTGCTATAATTAAATTCAAAATGAATAATACTACCACAAGAAGTACGAATGGTTGCATCTGGTATATATTTCCTATCACCAATATTTATTTGTACTTCAAATAAAATTTGATTGCAAACATATTCATTTACTTTATCAGTTATTACATTAAATCTATCCCCTATTTTTATAAATTCTGTTTTCATCCAAAAATGCATAAAAGATTCTTGTCCACATTTTTCAGCATTTAAATGTTTAAAATGAGGTGTTACTTTTGCATTTTTACCATTTACAATTTTACCATTAGGAGCAACAGGAATAACTTCAGAACCACATACTATACATTCATATTCATCATGCCTGTTATCTTCATTAATCTGACTAATGTTAATTTTACTACCATCACTTTTTCTTCTAACAACTGCCATTTGTATATTTTCAAAATTCAATATATTATCCTCCTTTTTAATATATTTATAAAATATTTATTAGTACAAGAGATATTTCACCCTTGTACTAATCCCAATCCATTCAATTAATCAATAAAACATTCACCTAACAATCCATCATATACTCATTAAACCTCTCATATAATTCATCCTTACCAATCCCATAAATACTTTCACACTTCTGTATAATTCCACCTTGTATCCATTCAAAAACATTTCTACTAACAAACTTACCATTAATATAAAATGGTTTACTACCTTTATATTCCAACATCATACTAATACTCTCATTTCTAACTCCATGACCTTTAACTAAATAATTATATTGTGGAAAACTAACTTCTAACCATAATTCACATCTTAATTCATCTTTAAAACATCTCATATTGTCATCCATGTATTCCATATATTCTGATTTTACTTTTATGTTTTTAGATGTTTCTTCACCAAAAGTTTCTACTACAAATTTATGTAATTTTTCTTCCATAATTATTTCGATTTCTTCTAAATCATATTCAGATATAATAAAATTTTTGTTTGTTTTCATATTGATTTCTCCTTTTTATTTTACTAATTAATTACTTTTATCACTATTCAAATCTTCTAAACCATCTACCCAATCCATAACCATTAAAACATTATTATAAATATCTCTTCCTAATTCATTGATACTTTTATTTTTATCATCAAATTTCTTTCTTATAGTATTCTTGACTTCATATTTATTCCAATCTACATGTGGATACATATCTTGATCATACAAATATCCATCAGGTAAACTAGGTAATACAACATCATCATAAAAATATATGTAACTATTAGAATCATCTTTAATATGTCCACTACAACAAAATAAAGTATCATAACCTTTTCTATTTAATTCAGCAATTACAGGAATAAATAATTCATCAATTTCAACTACTTCTCCATGACATGATTTTATTTTACATGTATTCTTCTTAATTGTTTTCTGATTATATGTTTTGTAACATTTTAAACATAAAAGCATAGATAATTATAATCTCCTTTCATTATCCTACCTATCCCATCCATAAAATCTATCTCCAATTTCTCTTCTTACCTCATTCCAATACTCTTTCAAACATTCTTTATCACAGAATAAATTATCGTTTTGGTCTTTTCTTATGTATTTATCTTTGCTATCTATTGGTTTACCACATTTAGCACAATAATCAGTTGTTACATTTATATTAACAAACTTATTTACTCCTTTAATTTTATTCTCAATTTTATTTTGCATCATCTATAATTTCTACTCCTAACTTTCTCAAATCATCAATACTAAAACAACATTCAATTTCAATATCAATCCATTCTCCAACTAAATTAAATAATATACTCTCAATTTCTTTATCTCCAACATGGTAAACAAATAAATGTTTATCATCATAATCCTTTGTTAAATTTCCATTGTTAGCATACTCAATCTTGCAACCATTCATAATTTTTAATACTACATAATTCCTTGCAGAGTAACACAAATTAAATAATGTGTTTGATAAGTTGATTAATTTTGATTCTCTAATAGGGGAGGGGATAAGTATTTCATAATCACCATTAGGTTTTTCATAAATTAACTTCCCACTATATGTAATTTTTGATCTTATAACTGGTGTAAAATCTGTTCTTATTTTATCTTTTTGTGATTGTGATGGATGTGTAATTACAGGGATTGATTTATTTTCATGATTACTCATATTAATTTCCTTCTTTCTTATTTTTTATTTTTATTTTGTTTTTCCTTTTGTTTAACTAACTCTAAAAACAATTTTCTATCTTTGATAATCAAATAATTTCTACCTTTTCTATTTGAATTAAAAACTAAATAATTTTCATTAATTTTTATCATATTAAATCCTTTCTATAAAATTTAATCAAAAACGTCAAATTCAACCTCAAATTAACCACTAAAAATCCAATTAGGTACACTTATATAAAAATTTATATGTCTCTTGAAATAGAGGCATAATTTAACGATTTTTTACTCAAAATGTGCTTAAAACTACTATTATTATTGACTTTATAAACATTATACTTGTAAACGCTTAATTTATAAGGGTTTAGAGGCACTTATAAAATTAATGATATTTTACATTGATGTGTTATTTCCATGTGTATTTTTTGTATTTAATTTTTACAATTAAATTAAATTATTTTTACAATCTCACTACTCAAAATTAGGGAATACTGATTTATGTATTGTTTGTATTTTCATAATTTTTGCTACTTGTGATAATTCACTTTCAGGGAAATGATAAATACTTTCTAAATCACTACTTATAAACTCCTTTATTTTTATTTCCTTTTCTAATAATGGAAGATATATATTTTTAGAATTATTTGATGTAAAAAATATTGCTAATGTAGTTTTACTATAACGATATATGTAGTTTTTATTTTTAGTTATTAAATATGTATCATGAATATTTTTACTTGGTTTACCTTGTAAATCTTTTTGAAGAAATACTCTGTAAGTGTTGATAAATTTCTGCAAATAGGGGAGTACACCTCCTTTCTTTATAGATTTTATTACTTTTGCTTAATTATTATTGAATTGATTAGTTAATTAAAAACTATATACTATATAAAAACTATGTAATTAATTTTCTTCCCTACTATTTGTATTATAACACAGTAGGGAAGAGTATGTCAACAATTATATTTACAATTTGTTATTTGTTTTTATAAAAATTAATCATTCAATGCATCATAATCAATTAAATTAATTATAAATGCATCTTCTGTTATTTTTTTACCATACTTATCAATTAATGATTTTGCAAACTCAATAATTTTACTTTTATCAGGATTAGTAAATGTTAAATAGAAATTAATACCTGATTCAACAATTTTATCAAAATTACTATAAAATAATTCTTTATTGAATTTTCTATTTGTATTTTGATAAAAATCATCTAAAGTAACACCTTTAATATTTACTGCATATAAAGAGTTATTAGATTTAATACTATTCAAACATTCTAATTTATATTCCTTTTCTACTAATAATAAATCACTATGAAATATTTTGTCTTTTGGTAATTTATTAATAATCTCATGCCAATTTTCTATGTATAATGCAGGACTCCCACCCATTAAATGAAATACATCTTGTTTAGATTCTATAAAACAATCAATTAATTCATCAGTTGAAAACTTTTTATATTCTCCCCAAATACCATCTCTAGTTACATAGCAGTACGGGCAATCTAATGTACACCCATATAATTGTACTACAAATTGATTATTACCATTCATATTCAATCTTTCTTTTGCTATTTGAGGGAATTTATCATACCCTCCACCAGATTTATATGTATTACATTTTCTAAAATATCCATTATGTAATATATCATTTTTATTTATATCTCTTAATTGTTTTTCACACATAGGTACTACTTTCCACATAAATTATTTTCTCCTTTATTATTATATTATATTTTAAATTTAAAATGATGGTGGATTATATATAAATATATGATCATCTTCATCACAATTATTGAAAAAACATATATCTATACTTTTATTATTACTTTCGTTATATAATATACTATTTTTTGTAACTGGTATTAATAAATCAATTATTGTACATAATAAAACACTTAACAATATAGTCTCTACAATATAAAAACAAAAAATAGGTATTAATTCAATATAATTTAATTCCATATAATTAATTTTCCTTATCTTTAAAATAATTATATCTCATTATTAAATAATCTTTAATCTTATCCGAAAAGGTACATATTCCTGAACTTCTAGTAATACCAACATATACAATGTTTGCTTCTTCATAAAAATCTTGAATTTTAAAATCTTTATCATTATCTTTATTTATATACTCTTTATTAAAAATCATAGGCAAATCTAAAATGTCATCTGAGATATAAAGAGGAAGTGAGATCGATTTTCCTTTCGCCTTGTGTATGGTACTAAAAATAACATTTGCTTTATTTAAATCTGTTGTTGTATTATTTTTGATTCCATCTATGATTTCTGGAATCAAACTACCATATTTATCAATCATTCTATTAATAGAAATTATCTCTATATCAATAACTTTTTCGGCATATTTAATCATTTTTTCATAATTTTCAAATTTATTAAATAAAGGATTATTAACTTTGTGCCCTCTGGAGAACCAGTATGCATCTTTCAAAACTGAAAAATTATAACTTGAAAATCCAGATTCAAAATAGAGTTTAGCATTCTTATTAGCAGTAATAACTTCAATTGCTTCACCTAATATAAATGCATTAGTCCTACATAGGCAGACATAAGGTTTTTTCTTATCAATTTCATTCACTATTTTCTGTTTGTCATTGAATCCTTTCATGTTAATATCAATTTTATAAATATCTTTGATAATAATATTAGCAATATTAGCAATGTTTTGACTTACTCTGAAAGATGTAGTTAATTTATATTCTTTTCCTTCAAACAGAGGTAGGATATTAACTGAGTCTCTCCATCCGTATAAACTTTGGTATATGTCACCACAAATTACTATACCTTTTACATTAGATGATTTAAGTATATCTAGTAATAGTTTAGATAAATCTTGGCACTCATCTACCATAATAATGTCAAATTTGTTAGATAAATCCATTTTGCTAAGATGGAAGAGCTTTAAATAAAAGTCATGCTCCACCTTTACTAAGTTTTTATAATCCTTCTTTAACTCCCATAATTCCTTTGATTTTTGTATGATCAATTCTCTTTGTTCTGTTGTATTACCATCTTCATCTTTAAATAATTCAATTTCTTCAAATTCAATTTTATCAGACAACATATACTTTTTCATCATCGCATCTATTTTAACTGCCAATTCCATATCTTTATTCCAATCAAGTTTTAAATCTTTAATAATATCTACCACACCATAATTAAATGTAAGTTTATTCTTGTAAAATTTACCTACTATGCCATAGGCAAATCCATGTTGAGTTTTTATAGTAATATTATTTAGTTTAGAATATAATTTATCTGCTTCCTCACGCATTGACTTATTATAAACAACGTAAAGTATTTTCTTAAATGGTCTTTCCTTTGCATAATAATAAAGAGTCGTACTTTTACTACTGCCACTAAGTGCAGCAATCTTGATTCTATCCTCTTCAGCAAATATAATGTCCTTCTGTTCCTGTGTCAAATAATAACCTTCATCAGACATATAATCTGATAATTCAATTTTCACATCATCAAATGTTTTCTCATAATATTCTTTCCTAAGAATATCTATTTCATTTTCATTATAAAAATTATTATTATCCTTTATCATATAATTAAATTTTAATTCACATCCGTCACCTTTGCCAAAAGGATGGGAGTAAAATTGTTTAATTGCACCAAAATTTCTAGTTAAAATTTCCTTACATACTGGACAAGTATATGTATCTTCTTTAATAGATTCAATAATATCTACTAATTTTCCATATTGATTAAATGCTTTATTCATAATTTATAATTATATCTCCTTTTTATTATTATTCTTTTGTGTAATACTCCTATTTAAATTAGACTTAATTTTATTTGTAAATATTAATCCCTGCCTTTCTACTTCAAATTGTAATTGACTATTAAATGATTTTTCATTCTCATATAAACCTATAAATGTACTACAATAATGTTTTTCTTCTGTTAAATAACTATTATTGTATCTAATCAAATTTAAATCATCTTGAAGTATCTTATTATATTTTTGTATTGTCTTTGAATCATTAACTAACTTCTTTAATTTACTTTGTGTTAAATAACCAAATTTTGCGTCATTATTTATCACCCTCATACAAGCAATAAAATATCTAATTAAATTATTTTTACTAAGATTAGAACCTTGTAAACTTTTAAATATTTTATCAATATCTATGTTTTTAACCATAAAATAATTATCTTCAGGAGGAGGTATTAATTCTATGTAAAATACTTGATTCTTATTAATTATATCACTTAAATTAATAGTGTCATAATGCAAATCATAATAATTAAGTATAATTTCTTTACTTTCTAGTAGAGAAAAGATATTTTTAATGTCATTAATTATTTTCTTATTAGTATTGCTATCAATGTACATATAATTACAAAGCATTTCCAAACTACATAAACTAACTGATTGATAATATGTATAGTTTCTATATAATAAGGAAAGAGTGGTTAATTCTTTATTTGATATACTTAAATTATCATACCAACTATTAGGTATTTTAATAAAACTTTCTTTTAAATTGCTATTCATAATTTAATTAACTCCTTAATTATTTAATTTATCATATTTTCCTTTCAATTCTAAAATATCATTTAATGCATTATTAAATTCTTCTGTTTCAACAAATGAATATTTAACTATCTTAGGATTAGATTCATCATAAAATTTATAATAATTAAATCCTAAAAATGATAATGCCTCTGCTAAATACTTTTTATAAATTACACGATAATTCATATGTATCAACCATCCTTTAAAATAAAATTTTATGCATCACTATTTTGGTGTTAAAATCTTAGGTTTTAGAAGAAAGTAACACCATATTGGGGATGCAATATAAAGATTTTAACACCAAAATTACATACACATCCGAGTGAATAAATATATAAATAAGAATAAATATTAAAATAATTATAAAGATATATTCCTAATTGCTTTTGCAATTAAAAAATAAAAATTAATTATATTTACAATTTACACAATCAATAAAAATCACCTCCATAAAATTTATAGTTTATTTATCCTTATTATACATAATAAAAATATACTTGTCAAGGTAAAAATTATATTTATAATCTATAACACACTTAAATTTTCTCATTTTCCTCCTTAACCATATTATACATTATCACCACACATATGTCAACACAATTATATTTATATTTTGTAAATTTATTTATTTATCAATTTTACTTTAAACTCATTGTTATACATTCACAATGCACATGTCATACACTAATAATTACCATGTATAATATGTCATACAGTCAAATATAATTAAATATAACCGTCATACAAACTAACATATACAAAATAAACTAAACTATATCAATCAAATTATCAAAAAATCAAAAGGAGTGATTTTAAAATGATGATTAGTTTTAGACTTAACAAAAGAAACGACAATGAATTAATTTCTCTTCTCAGCAAGCATGAAAATAATAATATGTCTGAATTTATTAGAGGTGTACTGAGGGATAGTTTATTAACTAGTAAGAATATTATTGATGTTGAAGATCCATTTGCCACTGCATCCAATACGGATAATGTTGTTGAAATTAGGCAAGTTAATAAGAAAACAGATATTAATAATACTAACAATAAATCTAGAGTTATAAAATGGAATAATCCAAATTTAAAATAGGAGGATTATATGAAACAATTAACTAACGCAATCACCAATATAATAAATTTTATAAAAAGTATAAAATACACTAATAATATAGACATAGATCCATCAAATGACTTAATAATGAATACAGATAATGTTGCTAGTTTTATATGTAGAAAAACAGGAATACCTATTGAAATAGTTTTAGAAGTATTAGGTGTAGAAGATGATTGGTTGCATGAAAATGGTTTTTATGATGAAGACGAAGATTAAGACTGATAAATTAATATTTTGCATCCAATACGGATAATGTTAATTAATTATATAGGAGGCATATAACAACATGAATATTATAAGTATTAGTATTTTGCAAGATATTTTAATTATAGTAGGAATAGTAATTATAGATTGGTTAACTAATAGTATTGTTATAGAAGAAAAACAAAAATATGTAAAATTATTCACAACAATAATAGGATTAACATTGATATTATATATGACATTAAAATTATCAATAAGTATATCAAAAATGTTCCTAATAGGAGGTTTTTAAATGAGTAAGTACATTTATACTTTATTATTTGTTATCCTAACCCCCATGCCTTGTTATGCCATGACTATTTATGAATTAATGAAGGAAACAGTAGGATATGGTAAGCCAGGATTTGCAATACTCCTAATTGGTGGCTGTGCTGTTGCTGCTTTTATACTAGAACAAATATGTAAAATAATAGGTAAACAGAATTTTGCTGTATTAATAGGTATAGTTGCTACATTTGTTGCTACTGCAATTATGATAGATTCTGGTTTAGAGATAGTAAATAAATTATTAAGATATTTTTAAATTTAATAAAGGAGAAATATAAATATGTTTTTATTAATAATACCAATATTATTATTTGTTATAACTTGTTTATGTCTACCTCAATTGATGATACAGATTATTATTGGTGCATTTGGATATTTTACTTGTAGAGCATTGACTAAACGTAACTTGTCAAAAATGATTATAGTCATAACTATATTTTCTTGCCTAAGTACAGTTATGGAGAAAGTATTACCTATAGTTGAGGAAGAGCAGAAGAAACAACAATATGTAGAAGATAAAATTGATGATGTTAAAAAATATGTTAATCCTACCAGTAAATTATTTAATAAAGAAGATATACAATCACCAATTGATAAAATTATTGAAAAGAATTTACCTGATAATTCATTTCTAAGAAAAATAACTGAGTATCCAAGGACTAAATAAAGAATGGAATGGAGTGATACAATGCAAACTATCATAGTTAATAAAGTTATTATAGGTGCAATGGCATTGTTTGTTATGTTAGGATTCAATAGTTTATGGTTTGACAATGACAATATTGATGCAAAAATTTATAATTATAATAATGGTAGGTTTTACGGTGAGTTAATGATTAAGGATAGAAAATTACCTTTAATTGTTAGTGTAAATGTTGATGCGAATAATGGTAATAGCAATGAGAAAACTTACAATGAGAATAAAAATTATAACGAGAATAAGGAATATACTGAGTATAAAGAGAATATTGATAAAAAGGAATTAAATGATAATAAGTTATATAATGAGCAAAAAGATCATAATATTAGCAATAATATCAATAAAAAAGAGGAAATAATCAATAAAGATGATATAAATAAGAGGGAGAATATTAATAAAAAAGAAGAAAAACACAATGAAAATATTAAAATAACTGATGATTATACACCTGGGAGTATTGATATTGTAATTGAAAATAATGTAAATAAGATTAAAATTAATCGTGATATGGGTAGTAAAGAAATGAGTGATGTTGATAAGGAATTGTATATAGAAATAATAAGAGGTACAATGGATCATGTTAAGACTTTGAATGTGCCTGAAAGAAAAAGGTTATTAGATATATTTAAAGAATTTTTAAAACATATTAATAGACCAAAGGAAAGTAAAATTAAATGGTTTAAATGGTAATATTATTAATGCTTATAATTATTGTTAATGTTTATAATTATTAATTTTAACTTCATTATATATTTTTCTTTGCAAATTCAAATCATTAAGTAATAATTTCTTTACAGTTAATGAAATCTTGCCAAATTTATTAAATAATTCTATTTCATCTATTTCATAAAAATCAGCAATATTCTTAATTGTGGTATCACTTGGTAATTTTCTACCATGTTCAATGTCACTTAGATATGTAGGACTGATATTTATAGATTTTGATGCCGAAGATAATGTTAATTTTTTACTTAATCTTAAATTTTGCAAGTAATTACCAGTATCTATATTCCTATTTGTAATATCTTTAAGTTTATCTATATCCAAGTTAATCACCTCAATGTAGGGTGTAGTTATTGCTTAGTTTGTCTTAAAGAGATAATTATATACGAGGAGATATTTGTTATGGGAGATAATAATAAGAAGGATAAGATTAAAATTAAGGGGAAAGTAGATAAGGTAGATATTAAAGAAAATTGGAAGAAATATAAATCTGATTTAAAGGAAAGTTTTAAGAAGTATCTATGGGATATACAGCTTGGATATAAACCATTAAAACCTGAGAAGAAAGAAGATTTAAAAACATCAGTAAAGAAACTAATTAGATGTAGGAAAGGTAGGACTGTAGAATCAGAGATAGAGAGTATTATGTCTGAATGTGGTTTATATAATAATTCAGGTAGATACGCATACCATATTAAAACTATTAGATATGAAGATAATGATAACCATTATACTACTTTATGGAGATTACCATATAGTATGACATTTAAAATGTATATTGATAAAACATTAAATTTTGCTAACTCATTAGTTGCTCAAGTTATTATAGAAGAAGATAATGGATTATTAAAGATAGAAGTATTTAAAGGTGTTATTCCTAGAAAGGTTAATTATAAATTTATTACTATGGAATATTTGGATAAGTACATTCTTCCTGTTCCTGTAGGAATCAACCAGATGGGTTTAGAAATTTGGGAAATGTTAGATGTTTATAATGTTTTAATATCAGGTTCAGTTGGAAGAGGGAAAAGTGTTTTAGCAACTGGTTGGGCAGATGCATTACTTCAAAATCCAAATGTATTATTATTTGTAATTGATCTAGCTATGACTGATTTTATTCATCTACAAGAATATACTATATTTGCTGGAGACATAGAGAAAGCAAGATTAGTATTAGATATGCTATGGGATGAAACTAAAAGGAGATTGGATGTATTAGTTAAATATAAGAAAAGAAGATTAAGAGACTATAACTTATCATATCCTGATGCGAAACTTCCTTACCTTGTATTATTTATTGATGAATTTGCTTTTACTGCTCCTGGAAAATTTCATACCAAACAAGAGAAAATATTATTAAATTATTTGCAGAAGAAGACATATGATTTAGCACAATTAGGTAGAAAAGCAGGGGTAAGATTAGTTATATGTATGCAGAGACCAGATAGAGATTTAATATCACCTATCATTAAGAATAATTTAAGTGGCAGAATTAGTTTTAAATGTAATGATTTTGGTCATAGTTTAACAGTATTAGGTAATAGAGATGCATTATATTTACCTGATGTTCAAGGAAGATTTATATCATTGTATAATAGTAAACAAATGGAATTGCAAGCATTATATTTAGATCCAGATATAGCAATGGATAGATGTAAGTTATTTAATAATCTATTTGATAGGAAAAAGACAGTTGCTAAATATTTCTACAAAGGTGATGAATCCAATGCTGACCCATTTATTCAATTTCAAATCAATGACAACGAGACAAAAAGGTTATTACCGAGATAAGTGCATAGTTGATATAATAGAAGAATTTGGAATATTGACAACAGAGCAAATTTATCTGTTGTTTTTTTCTGATATAAAATTTGGAATAGTAAAGTGTAGGGAAAGATTAAGGATATTGAAAGGGAAAGTTAGAATTGATTCAGTTAGATTAGATATTAATGAGTGTAATATTTACTTTACAAATAAAAAGTATAAGAATAATAGATTTGTTTCACATGATATAAATAGAAATTGGGGATTTATTTATTTGTTGAGGTATGTGAATATTAATTATAAATATTATAAGTTTAATGATATTGAGATAGAGTATGTTATGGAGTGTGGTAAAAGACCAGATGGAATTATAGGATTTATTAATTATGTAACAAATGAATATAAGTATTATATTATTGAAAGCGATAAATTTGAAAGTAATAATAAATTTATGAAGATTATTAATTATAACGAGATATTTAAAAATAAATTATATTTAAATGAATATTGGGCAAATAGGGTGAAGAGATTCCCTAATATATTGATTGTGTGTAATAGTGAAAATAAGAAATTGAAAGTTTTAAAGAGTGTAGAGGTAGATAATATCAAGTATGATTATATTGATAATGGTGTAGAGAAGAAATTGGGGATAAAGTTTATAGTCAAAACTGTTGATGAGATTAAATTATATTTAGGATTGTGATATTTTTTTTGTAAATTTATTGGTTGTACATTATAGTATTATAGTATTGTTATATATGTAAATTATGATATAGTACAATATGTATGACAATATGATAGAAGATATAAGTTAGGATATATATAGGAATATGTATTGTAGAAGATATAAATAATCTTGTCCAATACTATTAATTACTTACTAGGTGAATCAAGAATAAGAAGTTAGAAGTATGATAACTTCTGTGGTGTATATTTTTTAGGTTTAATTTGTGATGATACTTGTGATATGTGATATGGTAGGTTATAGAATTGTTTAATATGCCCCATATTACTAGTTAACTGACTAGTTGATTTATTGTGTGAATAGTTAATTAGACAATTATATGATTAAATAGAAAGATATATAATTAGGCAAATAATTATATTATTAAGTTATTAAAATATTAATTAGATAATTAATTGAAATAATAAAAATATTTTTTATTCTATGTATAGATTAAAATTTAATGGATAAGATAAATGCAAGATAAAAATGCTTGAAACAAAGCAATATAAATAAAATGGTAATAGAAAGGATAATTTAAATGGAGAATGTAGAGATTCAAAATAAAACAATTGATGTTAATGTAAAAAATATAATGTATTTATCATCAATAATATGTATATCATTATTTTCTATAAGTGGATTAATGATAGGAGATATAGGAAATAGAAGTGGAATTGGTATATTAGGATTAAGTGATTTATTTAAATATATTAGTTTTATTTGTTATGGTTTAGGTGTGTTTAGTGGAAGTTTGTTGTGGTATTTTGGGTATGTGTATAGGGATCATGGGAATGGGAATAATGGAAATAGAGATTCAACCTCCTCCTTCATAAGAATACATTGTAAATAGATGAATGATTTAATTAGTTTAATCTCCTTTAATGGGAGATTATTTTTTTGTTAAAGTTTAAATTATAATGTTAAGTTGGTTTATGATATAAATAAATTTAAAGAATAAAGTTTAATTTTATGGGTAGATTAATTATAGAAATAGATTGTTAATATAAAAATACATATATATTAAAGGAGAGAGTAATGATTATTAATGTACAAAATATGGGTGGATATTATTTAGTTATGGAATTTATTGAAGGTAGTGTGGTTAATTTGATTATTGGGAAGGATGTTGATATAGGATTTGATAATATAGATACTAAATTTAATATAGAAAAAGTTGTTGTGTTTAGGAAGAATGGAGATATTATCAAAGATTTAAGTGAGTTTAGTAAGGAAGAGATTAGAGTTTATAAGAAGTATATAAAATTGATTGAATATGGTGATAAGTTTGTTAGTGTGTTGGATTATAGGAGTAGGTATGTTGAGTAAGTATATTTTTGTTAATGAGAAATTAAGAGAAATTAAGAGAAATTATAATATTGATAGTAAAATTATATAAATTAAAGGAGAAATATATATATATAAATATATACAGTTTATACAGGAGAACATTTTTGTAATATATTGTTGAAAGAATTTAGTTGTGTGATTGATACAGAATATGAAGAATTATTGAATGAATTATTAGATGATAAAGATGAGTTATTTGATTTGTTAAATGAATTTATTAGAAGGGAAGAAATTGAAAGGATATATAAGATAGAAGGGATATGGGTTAAAGGTTGGATGTTATTTGGTGAAGAAATTATGAAAAATTTTAAAATTGGTGATAAATTTAATAATAAACTTAGTAATAAATTTATTAATAATAAGAGATATGATGTTGTTTGAGTAAAAAAATAATGTTAAAATTTAATTTAAAATTAGTTGTAAAATAATATTCGATATTTATGATTTGATTGTTATTTGATTGTTATTTAATTGATGTATTGGTTGATAATATTGGTTAGTTGTGATAGGATTAGAATGTGTTATAATGTGTTGATATTAGTGTGCTTTATAGAGTGTTTGAATGAATGGTAAAATGGAAATAGGATGGTAAAAATAGATAATATATTTAATAAAATTTAACAGTGATAACAATTTGAGATATGATTAGGATGAAAATTATATATTATGAAAATAGTTGTTATTTATGATGTTAGACGATTAATATACGAGAGTCGCAATCGTATGTGGAATGGATGTGGAATTCTAACTGATGTGGTGGCATATGATAATGATTATCACTCTCAATTTGTAAAGTATCCCCGGCCTTCTCATCCAACACGAAAAATACAATACAGTATCACAACTCCAGGGCTGAGAAGGCGATCATGGACTAAAAAATGTCCACCACTGAAGGACATTTGACAAACGAACCAACAAAATAATAATATAAATCCAGAAACCCTTGTATAATGCGGGTTACAGGGGTTAGGCTAGTTGACATAATCTTTATTATCGGAACGTAATATACTCGATATGAATATTAACAATGTGAATATGTGGTGAATATGTGAATAGGTTAGAATCAGGACACTTAAATTTTGATTGAAATTTTGCCTCTATTTGAAGAGTAAATTCAAAATAGGTATAATATGACCTGAGAAATTGAATAAAGTGTATATATGAGGTTATTTTTGATTGTATTTAATTGAGTGCTATATAGCTATGTAGCCACATTGCCACAAGTGAAGCTATGACCTGATTACAATTGCCGGAATTATCGTACGTGTTGAAAATATAAAACATGTGGAACGTGTAGAACAAACTATAATTATAATTCTTTTGTTCCACGTGGAACATTATCACCAGGAATAAATTGTTACACACTGTGTAATATTACACATTCGGAAAAGATAACAGAAAATCTGTTAGTTAACACTTGTTAACTTTAACGCTTTACCACTTTAACACTTTACTATGCTAAAGGATTTATCCACAGACCTGTTAATAACTTGTGTATAACTTTCTACATCTAATTATATTTATTACTATCTAAACAATACATTAATACTACTACACATAGTATTCAATACTACATACAATAAGGTGTACTATCCAACTAGTACACCTCTAACATCTAACATCCAAAACTAATCTATCTATCTATCTATCTATATCTAACACTAACCAATTAACCTGATTTTATAAACTAACACGAACCAAAACAATAAAAATAAACTAAACTATCCAATCAGCTTACACAAGGTAAATATAATATTGTTCCACGTGGAACACTCCAACCAATACATAAACAATCCAACCAACTCCCAAACTGTAACCAAACAATCAATCATATTAACTATTCCAAAATTTCATATATAAATCCCCTAAAATCACCTAACCCACCAACACTCCAACCACATCAAAATATTACACAATAGTAGCATATTGCTACACTATTGTATCAATCTGATCATACTACTATACCTATAATATACCTCAATTGTTCCATTTCAACACACACTGTTCCAATATAGAACATATAACCGTTCCATTACGATACACATTTCCAAACTACCACATCAACCTTTAAACTAATCAATATACCCTCCAATATATCCAACCAAACAACATAAAAAACCTACTAAAATCAATACTTTCAGCCCTCTGAATATTCTATACCCTCTAAGGGTATAATACAAATTATAAATATAATTTTGGTATGATTCTTGCAATATATAATAGTGTAAGTCTTCTTTGAAAACTACACATAGGCAGGGAGTACGGCGAATAAGTGACCGAGCGACGATACTGCAAAAGCTGCATGAGGGTAGCCAGTGGAAGGGTAGTAATACCTGGGCTATGGGTGGATTACCACACAGGGAGAACATGCGGAACATGCAAGGAGCAGGTGGACGGTGCCAGAACTGCATAAATCCTTTTTAAAGCCTTCAACTATCTTTTATTATCTCTATTTTGCTTTACTTTTGAAGGTTTTACAAAGGGTTTAAAATAAAAGGAGGTAATACAATATGACATACGAACAATACGCCAACTTAACAAACGAACAAAAAGAAGCATATTATAAATGGATATTTAAAACAGCTAAAGCAGCTAAGAAAATTGAATCTAATACAGATAGAATCTACTTTGTAATATGCCAGTATGCTAAAAAGTTTAAGCGGAAAAATGGACTATGTTATGAAGAATTAATAGAATTATTTAATCGCTCAGAATGTAGAGATATAAAACAAGAAATGCAAGGAGAAACAGCCAGACAAGGACGATATACAGTAGAATTTAATGCAGGACTAGATAATATATATTTAAAATAACAATTTAATTTTTTTACATAGAATAGGGTGCAGTGTTAATTAATAACAGATACCCTATTTTTTATAAAGGAATTAAATAAAACTATAACAGAAGGAGGTAATACAATGACAATGTATTCAGCCTATGTAAAAATGAAAGGTGACAAGCAAATAACTAGAATCGACAGTGAATATCCAAATAAAAAAAGTTTTATCCATGATTTAAAAGGCAATGGTTACATGATTAATCCTGATAACGTAAAAGAATTTGATGTATTTAACTTTATCTTATCCAATACCAATTGCAGTCCTGAAGATTGGAAATATATTAACAAAATACCTGCTGATAACGAATCTATAAATGATATAATTAACAATGGAATACAAAAGACATTTGAGAAAAAAGAAGCTAATTTCTACAAAAAGTATCCTAAGAGGTTTTAAGCCTCTTATAAAGTCTCTGAATAGTAATAACAGTATAACAGCTTAATTTATTTTCCGTTAGCCTACTAGAAATGGTAGGTTATGGGAAGGTAAATATAGTATAACAGGAGGTTATGAACCAATGAAACAAAATCTATATCTAGAAAATATTAACAATGCCATTTTAAAAGTAAAAAAATTCCCTATAACAGTAAAATACAAATCCTTACACACTGCGAAATATTTTGAACTGTTAGAATTATACAAAGAATTATTACCAATTAATCCTTATCTATTTGACGGTGGCAATACATATGAATCTAGACAGTATAAATTAAATGTAGTATTAGAAAAAACAAAAAAGGAATTAGATTTTAACCTAAAATTATGTATAATCAAAATTTTGAAGGACTTGCAAGGCATTAAAGAACATATAGAATTAGCATAACAATTTAATTTTTTTACAATATCAGGGTTAGAGTTGAATTTATAACTTAAAAATCCTGGTATTGATAAAGGAATTAAATAACAGGGAGGCGTTGTTGACCAATGGCAAGAAAACCTATTCACACATGTTCAATTTGTAATACTTTAACAGCTAAGAAAAATTTAACCAAAACTGAATATTTTCCTCAAGGTGTATGTGAAAAATGTAAAATTATCCACAGAATACAAAAAATAACTGATAAAAGATACGTTGTATTATACAATATGGGAGAAAATAATTTTAATGGAAAATGGTTGTTGGGAATTGCTTATAACATTAATAATATTACTAGCACTTTAGAATTAGGTGGTAAAAAGTATCCAAGAACGGAAGAAGAAAGTAAAATCATGTTTGATGATTATGTTGATTTGGCAAAAAATAACTATATGTTTGGTTAGATTATAATCTTTTTAAATAGTGCAGGTTATTGTATTTACTCAAATTATTTAACCTGCATTTTATAAAGGGATTTAACAAAAAATCCTAAAACCGAATAACAGGAGGCTGAGTAAATGCAAATTTGCAGCTTATGCAACAAAGAACATGACACAGATAATTTTATATATTGTCCTGAGTGCAAAAAGAATATTATGGAAATATCCGGTATTGATGAATCTGAATATTTGACAGAGGAAGAGCAACAAGAACAACAAGGAAGATTAAAACTGATAGATTAGTAGTTATTAAAAACAAAAAGGCAATATAATATTTTATACCTGCATTGTATGCCTAATAAGCTGGTTGATGCAGGGATAAACAAACCTTTTGTAAAATACCTTATAACAGATAACAGATAATAGTAAGCATTATACAAATAACAAATTAAGGTATTTTACAAATGGTTTATAACAGTCAATACTATAACAACTCAATAGATAGCACCACCAACAACGAACAACAAACAAAAAAGGAGACTTTACAACAAATGAAAGGCAATCTTAACACCTTCACAGACCCGACAACCAACCTATTCCACAAAGAAACAATTCCTTCCTCCAACGAATTCCTATTCCTAAAAATGTTACATGGAATGACTTCACTTCCAATTGATACCATTATGCATGACTATAAACAATATATAACAATGCCACATGGTCATGTTATCAGTATTGACACAATACCCAAAAAAGACCGTAACAAGGTCAGACCCATAATAACCAAAAATATTCCCTTTATGCTTAAACAGATCTATACACTCCAACAACTTAATATATATTACTCAGACTGTTTACAATGGTTATATTACCAGGGAAAATTGTATCTAATAGACTTTGATGCAGCTAGTTATGGTGTAGATTATCAAGATACAAATTATTCCCTATTGTTCAATTTTTTAACTGCATTTAATATTGACTGCTCTTTAATATCCGATTCTATACGTTATTTAGATTTATTCAAAAACGGCCCAGAATTCTGCCATACTGAGGAAGAGCAAATAATCTATAATAGACTTAATGATCCAAGTATGGTTAAAAATTATATTTACTATTCCACCAATAAAAGGCATATACAAATATCTACCAAGAATATCCATATTTATACTGACTTAGGTAATATGGTTATAACAGATCACATATTAAATCCAGAGATAACCAAAGAATGGGAATTAATCAGAGTAGTATAATTATCAAGTCTACCCGGTTAAGGTAGACTTATTTTTTTTGTCCATTTTTAATCCCCTAAATTTATCCAATTCCTCTATAACAGACCACATAAAACCACCTTCCATATATTACTATAACAGCAGCCCATAAACCAACCTACCATAAATTCCCACAAAATAATTCTTTACATTTAATTCTCAATATGTTATAATAAAATTTACCGACATTATTATATATACAATCTATTAAATATCTATTAATTAATCAACAATCTATCAACAAATAAATAGAAAGGAGAGCAGGAGAAAATAGATATAATTATTTTGCTAAATGTCAATAGTTTTTATGTAAATTGTATAAATAATATGTAGGAAATGAAAAAATAATAATCTAATCTAAGGGAGGAACTATTATTAATACAACTACAACTGAGACAACAAACGATCTACATAAGATAGTAAAAAGAGTATTATATATTAATCTAATAATCAAAAATTATAAAGAAATGTGTATCTTACTAAATCAACAACAAAAGAATGGTAAAGGCCGTAACTATCAATTTGAGCAATGGCAACAATATTTTACATGGGAAAGACAAGGACATAAATTCATTATTACATCAATACATGAATTCCCAATACTTAAAATTGACAATAGAAAAGATAATAATAATATCTATGGGAAATACATAGAAAAGTTAATATTAGATTTATTGTATCAGAAGCAACAATCAAAAAATAATAATAGAAGATTGTATCTCAGTAGAGATCAAATGTTACAAGCCTTGAACATGGTTAACTCAAATTATCATTATGTAAAATTTAATACTGGAAAGGTAGCAGACTTTTTAAAAATTGACAATGAAAATATAAAAGAATTTTTTAATATCAACAATAGGAATCTTAATGATGCAGTAGAAAGATCATTAAAAAGGTTAGATAGTAAATTCCTTGTTATATGGAATCTGGTACACACTATAGTATTAAATGAAGAAGTAATAATCTTAGATGAACATGGTAAAGAAATTAAACTAAAAGAGAATCATGTTACCGCTGGGAAAATAGAACTTGAATATATTAATACCTATGAAAAAATGGTAGCAGGTGAAATGGGATATACTAAAAAACAAGAAATATTTTTAGCTGGTAGATACCCAGAATTCACGAAAAAAGTATGTAGCAAGTTGCAAGAGCAGGATTTAAATATATTATACTATTATAAAAGTTATGATATAATTTTTCATCCTGATATAGTTATGGAATTAGATAAATTAAATCAATTTTTACTAGAGTATGAAGAACGGAAAAATGTTAAAATAACTCTTAATGGAATAGTATCAAAACAGATAATTATTAACACTGAAAAAAGGAATCAAGAAGCCAAAAATCAAATTATGCCAACATTCGGAGAAAGACTTATAGTTAATGCTGATTATGAAGAAAGAAAATTAATAAGACGGTCACAGAAGAAATATATTACTGAGACAACAAAAATAATTGATACCGTTATTAATCCAAAAGCAAGGAATATTATAGATAAAGTAAATACCTATGAGCGAACAAAAAGAAAAACATTCAATAAGAAAATAGATACCATATTAAATTAGAATAAATTAAATATATAAAATATCACACTTTGAGAACAAAGATATGTTTTTATTATATGGGTGATCAAAGTGTGATATTTTCTTTTTGCTACTATATATTATGATTTATAAGTGACAATTTTTATTTATCACTGCTACCATATAAAGACCTTTGAATTTTTACTTGCTACCGCAGTAAAAATGTCTATATTAATATTATTATATTTTCTATTGCTAGTATGTTACCTATAATGTTACTTATCATATTACCTTTTATATCACATAAATAATAGTAGCAACAAAATATCATGTTACCATTAATATTAATATCGTGATACTAACTTGCTACCAAACTATTACCTTCAACCACTACCACCCAACACTTAAAATTTAACATCATCTTGGTATCATCCAAATATCACCAATCCATTCATTCCTCAATTTCCCCTTCCTATCTCACAAAATAATCTCTTCTTAATCTCAAATATCCCAAGGTACAAATACACACTGAATATTTTATACAGCCATTCCTGGCCATTCTAACGACACATAAAAAACCCTTATAGAATCATAGGTACAAGGATCACTCATGTAAACATATTACAATAATCAGTATAATTATACATATCCATCAACATATACATGCATAAATGTATATTCAACCTCAATTTAAGCCTACTTTGACCCTAAAACAATTATATTTACACTCTGTCTCAGTGTCTTTTTAACATCATGTTACCAATATACTTTTCATTTTAACATCAAGTCCATATGGCAATTACCGGAAATATTCATAAAATTTAGTTATGAAATTATGTATGGAATTGATAAGTTAAAAATAGGTAATAAATGTATATTGTAATAATGGAATATCGAGATAATAAGATATACAGTAAACGAATGTTAACTTTTAATTTTGCTTTGTTGTTTTAGAGGTATCCGAACAAATAACCTAACAAAAAATTATTCATAAAATTTAAAAATAATTTTAAAATAATAAAGGTATTTTCTTTATCTTGTAGAATACTATAGAGTAATAAAATAATAAAACTAAATCTATATTAAAAGGAGATGCTCAGAATGAAAATTGAAAAAGTTAAAATTATAGTGCCTAAATGTAATCTAGAATTTTTTATGAGTAAAAGAAGGGCGAACGATATTGATAATGTATTGAGAAGGATTAGATCATATAGACCATGCATTGATTTACATAATATAGAAATAAAAATTAGTGAAGATTAAACACCTTTTGACAGGTGTTTTTTTTTTGCTCAATACCCAACACCAAGAAAAATAAATATAATAATCTATGAAAATACTATTGCTATTCAGCCTTAAATTTAGTATTATATATAGTAACTATATCTTTTTTAGGGAGTTGAACCAATTGACGAAAAAGGAATTTAAAGAATTTTGGGAAAGTAAATCACTGGGAGAAATCAAAGGTGTATACCTTGAAAGGTTGACGGTATGCGAAAACGGCAAATATCTTATTAAACTAGAAGCAGAAAAAATAGTTGGTCTAGATGTAAATGGCAAAAATTATATATCAAGATTGAAAGATTCTGCGGATACCATAAAGCGTTATGCAAAGTCAACCGAGGAAGATTTAAAAATACTTGAGCAGCTAAAGCCTATATTAGATAAGAAAGAGGCTGAGGGACTGGATCAAGCTGAATATGAAAAATATATGGAAAATAATAAAGACAATATCCTACCATTGATTCAAAAAGTTAAGGAAATGGAAAATATTGCCTTGACAACATGGAAAGATAAAGAGGGAAACCTTATCCCTAAAGAAGACATTAAATACACTCATGATTTTATGTTAAAGGAATTAATCTTTATGATAAAAGGAAATGTAGGAAATGTGGAAAGTATTGTAAGACTAGAATATAATGCAAACAAAGGATTTGACGGAACTATAAAAGGCGAAAGAGGTACGGTAAATATAAATACAATAATAGCTGGTGGTTACAATATTCAGAAGCTACACTATAGAACGCTGATTTACAAATATTAACCTCTTAGGAGGTTTATTTTTTTTGATTAAATTCAAGCAATATTAATATAATTGTATTGCAATCTTGTCATTAATTTAATATAATTAGATATGAATTAAATTTGATTTTTAAGGAGGCTATACGATGGATGCGAAGGAAAGAGCAAAGCAATATTTCCAAAAACGTATTGAAAAGGCATTATCTCAGGATAAGGAAGAAGATGCAGAAGATTTCCAATTAATGTTAAATAAGTGTGATAATATACCTTTAGAAGTTTTCGAGGATTGGGAAATTAAAGATAGTACTCCTTTATACCATGCAGTTAATAATTATGTACCTAAGAAAACACGTAAGAAGTCTAGCAAACCTACTAAAAAAGCCTATTATGCATTAATTTACAGTGGTGACAGATTCACGGAAAAAGCAACAGGTTTTATTACAGGAAGTAATAATATGCATGGTGCTAAACATATGGTATATGTTGAATTTGTTGCTAACAGCTTAATTATTGAGCAGGATGATAAAAAGTATATCCCAGCCTGGATTGTATCGGATAAGGGATTATGGGATTTTGTTAATAAAGAGGATAAAATAACCGCTTAAAACCTTCTAATTAGAAGGTTTATTTTTTGTTCTTCTTTACTTCTTTGCTTCTATTCCTCCAACAAAATTTACTGCCCTTCCTCATTCCCTCCGCAACTCCACACAACGCTCATATCACCACAAAAAACCTAATTCCCTTCCCCTTACTACCTCTATTCCTCCCAACGTCTCAAAAAGCCTCCTACAACAATAATTAGATAAAATTTCATCAAATTATAAAATAATTGGATATAATAATTATTTATTTTTGCTAGATAATTGGTAGTATGTGGGATTTAATTGATACTGGGAAGGTGTTTTTGTGGTATAGTGTATTGAATAGGAATGAAAAAATAATAATTAGATAAATAGTATTGACAATATCCTTGGATCTGATATAATAGGCACTAGCACAATAAAAAATACATAAACAATTTGAATGAACACACTTGAAAGAATTCTTTGAAAACAGAATATAAATTTTAGGAGGTTTTCATTATGGCATTAGCAACAAGATTTGATAATAATAGTAATAATTTTAGGCAAAATACCCCACTAGATAATAATCAACTTTTTAACATAGCACCTTCAATTTTTGCAGTTGAGCCTCATGAATCTAGATCGGCACGTTACACCTATATTCCTACTATTACAGTTCTTGACGGATTAAGAAAAGAAGGATTTCAGCCGTTTATGGTTGCACAATCTAAGTCAAGGATTGAAGGAAAGTCAGAGTTTACCAAACATATGTTGCGGTTACGTCATGCTTCAGATATTACCAATAGTGAAGCTAACGAGATTGTTCTTATTAATTCACACGATGGAACTTCCAGTTACCAAATGATGGCAGGAGTATTTCGCTTCGTTTGTCAGAATGGTATGGTAACAGGTGACGTAATCGAGGATATCAGAGTAAGACACAAAGGAAATATAGTAGATAACGTGATTGATGCAGCCTATACCGTTGTAAATGACTTTGATTTAGTGAAAAATTCCATTGAAGGTATGAAGTCTACCATATTATTACCGGAAGAAAAGGAAATATTTGGTGAAGCAGCTTTAGCCTTAAAATATGACGAGTCTCCAATATCTGTCAATCAAATATTAAATACTAGAAGGTACGAAGATAAAAATAGCGATGTTTGGAGTAGTTTTAACACGATTCAAGAAAATATGATCAGAGGTGGACAAAGAGGAAGGAACGTAAACGGAAAACGAACAACAACCAGACCCGTTCAAAGTATTGACAATAATGTAAAATTAAATAAGGCTCTTTGGATACTTGCCGATAAAATGCAACAACTTAAAAATGGAATAGCAGTATAAATTAAACTTAAACCCTTGCTTGATAGCTTATTAATTAAGTAAAATCAAGCAAGGGTTTAATATGTGTCTATATATGCTTTATATGTCCTTGCAATGGCTATATTAGCTTACTAATTGTCTTTTATGTGTCTTTGTACCTGTTTTATTATACTTGCTTGCAATAGTCTATTACAGCTTGTTTTGTGGCAGGTACTAGTGGATCATATTGCTCAGTATTGACTTAAAAATTAAAGATAGTAAATATAAAAATAATGCTTTACATTGTCTTAAAAATCAGTATAATTAATATCATAGATATTTGAAAAATACATATAAATTTTGGGAGGTAATACCATGAATATAAATATTAACTTTAACGGGTTTAAATGTTTTTACAACGAATTGCAGGAATTTTTAGCAGGTATTAACTGGAAAAGTTTTTCTACTGGTGAGGTTATATTTTATGATACGGCTAGTCAATTTGCCGATTATGATTTTGCAATAATGGAAATTAACCACCAGCAAAAAACCGTTAAATTGATGGCAATAACTTCAGATTATAGCCTTTTAGAAAATTGGTATTGTGATGCAGCAGCTTACCATGAAGTAGAACAAAAAGTTAATTCAGACATAGCTAGATTAGCATTATTTGCAAAAATTAACGAATATGATTTAATTAATGAATCAGAATTGACAGTACAGCAATACGAACAATGTAAAGCAACTTATCACAAGGTTATAAAGGATTTTAAAGATATAAAACTTTTCAAGGAAATACAAGAATATATTTCTAGTTTATAACCCTCTATAATGAGGGTTTATTTTTTGCTTAAATTTAAAGATGATAAATATAAAAATATTAATATAAACCTATTGCAATTAATTGTAGAATGATTATAATTAGATGTAGGTAGTCAAATTTAAATACATATTTTCAAGGAGGCATATTATGGAATCTAATTTGAATAAGATTTTTGGAGTAGGCACTTATAATCAGAATGGGTATAATTTTACAGTTTTTACGGTATGGAATAAATACCAGCAATTCAACGAACAAAAACTGGAAATTGAATTTCAAGGAGGAGGAACTGCTGATTTAGATTTAAAAAACTACTGGTATGGTGTTAAGTATATTGTTAAATCCAGTAATCCAGAAGATTTTATATTTACTGGGAATTTAGCTAAAAAATTAAATCTAAGATATGATATTCAGCCGATGGAATTAGTTGAGAAACTGGAAAAATTAGGTTATCAGCGTATAGCTTACCATAATGGGTTAAATGGATTTCAGCCGATTAATAAATGGCCTGAAGGTGAAACTTTTACCACATTTACCAGTGACAACCAATTATATAAAAGGGTTGTTGCAAAAAGTGAAAGGGATGCAGTTAAAAAGTTTTTGAAAATATGCAGTAAAGAAATAGAAAACGGTTATAATACAGTAAAATGGGGTGAATGGCTCAAAGAGCAGAAAGTTTATAAAGTATCAGATCAGGAGTTGCCGATTTATATAGATTTAACTAAAATACCAGCCTAAAAAGCTGGTTTTTCATTTCATAACCAAACAGCGATTTTATACAGTTATTGGGAATTATAAACCATTGATTTATAGGTGTTTATGAGGTATGGCTTTTTGAGAAATAGGTAAAAACTTAAAAATAATAGTTGTGTTAATGTTTAAGCTATGTTATACTGAGTCAACGCCAAAAAACTATATAATTTTAGGAGGCGGTCACGAATGAAATGTAAATTATACCATATGGAAAGTATGCGGATGTTATTAATGGGGAATAGTATATGTTACCAAAAAGCGGAGAAGATTTATAAATCTTTCCCCAGAGAAATTTGTTGTTGTTATGGATTGATTAATGACGAAAGTTTTATAAATGCTTTATGTGATAAGGCCAACGTCAAAGAGGCGGACAGGATTAAAAATACATACTCAGAACAAGAAATTAAATCCTATATCAAAGAAATATCCCTGGATATTGATCGTTATACTGATTATATCGACAACTGGGATCAGCAACAAAAAGCGGTAAAAAAGAATATGGAAATTAAAACAGAAATAGACATTTTGGAAGCAATAATAAATAATACAGAAATACCAAGTATTACCATTAGGCGGTCAAATAACTTTTTCAGTGTTTATTAAAAGGGGTTTAAAAATCCCTTTTAAAGTCTCTATAGTAGTAAGTAAAAAAATAGGGATTTTAAAAGAGGTTTTAAAACTAAGGAGGCGGTCAATATAGTTATAGATAAATTTACAAAATTAAACATCAAGGAGAATGACACAATAGAAATTGTTACCAAAAATGAATCTGTTAATTGTAAGTATTTAGAAGTTATTTTTGTTAATAAATCTCATTATCTTAGTGTAGTCAAGGCGGGCAATTTGTTTAGTGAGTATGTAAAATTGGCAAGTATTAGGAAAATTAACTTTTAAAAACCTCCTTAGAGGTTTATTTTTTTGCTCATATTGGCCGGATAAAATTTATTAGAGATAATAAAAATAATAGTTGTAATATTATTAATAGTGTGTTAATATAATAAGTATCATTTACATATTGATTTAAGGATTTGACCGCATATGACCAAAAACGAAAAAAGTAATATTTTAGAAGTCTACAAAGATACTTTTACCACGTATTTAGCTTTAAAATCTATTGAATCAGCCAATACAGAAGACTTTAAAAATCAGCTACAAGGGATTAAAAATGTAATATTCGCTCTAAAATTTGATGATGTAGAATTGATTAATATAGAAAATTCCTGTATGTATAAAGGCGAATTGTTCATAGCTTGGCAGAATGTCCACAACCTGTTTAAGGAATTAAATAATAATTATACTGGTTATAGGTGGACAATGGATAACTTAGAAGGTATGCTATGCAACTATGATATTTACGCCGACACTGAGCAGTACAAAAACATACTTCAATATGAGGAAGTTATCAAAAGGCTGATTCTTGAAAAAGAGATAGCCGAGAGAAGTATAAACAATCTAATAAAATCTATGGTAAGTTAAAGCAATTATAAACCTTCCTAATACTGTTAACTTAATTGTTGCTTGGTGTAGGAAGGTGAACGAATAAAACTAAAATTAAAAAAGGAGTTGGCAAACAATGAAAGAAGTATTGTGTATTGCTGGTTTCCCCGGTGTTATGGCTTATGGGTTATGGGTTCTGTTAGCAAAATTGGTAGGAATAGGAGGTATGTAAAAATGACAAAAATATACAAAATTAAGGCCGACATAATAAATCCCATTCTCAGGAATGTAGAAAACTATGGTTCAATTGAGCAGTTAACACATGAGCAACAGAAAATTTATAAAGAATTGGAACAAGCAAGGAAAACAGGAAAATATAAAATCATTAAATAACCCTATTTTTGTAGGGTTTATTTTTTGTTAATTATCCTTCTTCTTTTCCGGCCAATAACTCTAACACATTATATTTATCCTTCCTCACGCTCCCATATAGCCTTTATAATTCCCTTTTATCTATTCCAATACCTTAAAATCAACGTGAGAGAAATTATTAGATATAAATGGATATGATTTTATAATTTTGGGTGAATACCAGCCGGATCGCTCATACAAAAAATAAATATAAATTTATCAGAAAAATAATTAAAAATATCTATACAACCAGCCAGCAATATGTTATAGTTATTTTAAGCAAAATATCAACCTAAATTTGAGGAGGTTTTTTATAAATGGCAACTACAACAAAATATAATGTTCAACACGGAGACCCAAATTACAACGCAATCAAATTTCATAGCAAGCCTAAAATCACTCAGAAAATGAAGCAAATGGCAGAATTAAGGCAAAAGGAAATTACTGCCCAATTCGAGGCCGAAAGAATAGCAAAAGATAATATTACAATCTCAGCACCAGTTGAAATTTACAGAAGATGGCAAAGACAGCTTAAAAATGTATCAGAAGAATTAATCGAATCCGGCTTATCTGAAGCAGAAATAACTTCAATGACAGAAGAAAAAACACAACTAGAATATAAAATTCAACTATGGGAATCTAGAAATTAACCAGCCGAAAAAGCTGGTTTTTTCTTTTCCTTTTATCCGGCCAATATCAGCCAGTCAAACTGAGCGACAACATAACACAAACAACTATTCACCTTCACACAATCCATTTTAAACCTCATTAAATCCATCTCATATACAAATACACCTTCAATTCCTGAAATGGCTTGCTATGACGATAATTAGATAAAGTTAGATATACTAATTATTATAATTTCATTGATTATTTATCATAAATACTTGTATAAAACTAGATAAACATATATTAGAATGTATGTTAATTTGTTGTTTTTGTTTAAGTGTTTAATGTTCCACGTAGAACACAATAAGAATATAATATTAAATAAAAAATGCTTGCTTTTGCTGAGTATATCCTTTATAATATTATTAACTACATATTGCAAAAATTTTAAGGAGGTCTTTATAAATGAGTATATACGGATCAATAGGTTACACCCGCAGAGATAAAACCCCGAAACATTGGCAAAAGGATTATAGATTAACACAAAAGACCAAAAAAGCAATACAAGAAATAAAGGCAGAACGAGAACGATTATTTCAAGAATTTGAAAATTTACCGCTTGAAATATCGGATAAAGAATATAATGAGGCAGAAAGTATGTTAAGAATTAAACTTGATGAATTAATTGAACAGGAAGACAAAATAAGATTGATTAATTCAAAATAAGGCTGAAAAGCCTTTTTATTTTGTAAAAATACAATAAAAATAATTGGATAAACTTATACATAACTATACTTAATTATACACAAAATAACACATAAAAACATGATAAAAGTATTGTTTTGTTTTAAGTGAAAAATAGCTTGAAATTATCTTTTCTATCTGTTATAATGTTTTTAGAAATTAAATACATAAGGAGTGAATCAAATGAGATATAGAACAGCGAAGGCCACAATTTGTAAAGATAATAACTTATACTTTGTATTCAACACTAAAAAACATTCAGAAGCTAACACTTTGGAAGATGTAGACAAAGCAACATTATCATTTTTTAACAAAGAGATTAATTATGGTTATGTAGGTAAAAAAGAAGTAGATAACTTTAACGAATGGAAAAAGGAAGTATTAAGACATTTGAATATATCAACAGATTATGCATTATATCAATTTAAATATTGGTCGGATTTAGAGCAAAAGAAAGAAATAGAAATAGTATATAATGTTAAAATAGGTGCTAATAAATAGCATCTTTTTTTATTTTCTTTTTGCTCAATGTTCCACGTGGAACAAAAGATAAATATAAAATACTTAAAAATTTATCCCCAAACTATAGACATTTCAATGTCGATTTGATATACTATTATCAATATAATATTATTGTCTCAGGAGGTGAACAACTTGACATTAACTACCCATGCAAAACAAAGAATGCAACAACGTATTATTACCCTACAAGATATATATAATTGTGTCAAGTTGGGAACTTCTGAGCCAGCAAAAGATAATTTAACTAGATATACATATAATAATATCTATGTTATATTAAATAGTATTAATAATACAGTTGTTACTACTTGCTTTATTAATTCCTATACTAAGCAAATTAAGAAATATGCAAAAGTTAACAGTATAGGCTTTTATGCAGCTATTAAACAGTTGAGGAGTTGTTGCCGATGATTGCACAATATAAAAATATCATTATTTTATCAATGTCTTTTGAGCCAGATCAAATTGTTGGACTGGTGAACGGTAAAAAGTTTAAGGCCAACATTTTGACAGATAGTAAAGGTCAGTATATAACAGTCAATGGAGATAAGTATTACCTAAATAAGTTAATATATAGCAAATAAAATAAATAGGAGGTATAACAATGAAGGATCTGGATAAATTAATTGAGTATTACAATAATAAAGCAGAAAAGTATAGACTACAAGTTATAAATGAAGAAAGAGATATTGACAAGGCTTATAATAATGGAATTGCTGAAGGTTTTTATTTGGCTAGAAGAGAGTTAGTAAAAGTTAATAAATTGATTGATGAAAAATTAAAAGCCTTATTATAAGCACTCATAAAGAGTGTTTTTTATTTTGCCCAATAACAGCTATAACAGCACCACCACACCAGAACACAAGCAAAAAATAATTGTAGACAAATAAAATTAAATTTGCTATACTGTATTTAATAAATAGTCAATTAAAATCTATAACAAACTCAGACAGTCAGAAAGGAGTTAATCAAGTGCCGACATTAAACCTAGCTAAATTATTTGTTACTGGTAAATTGTCCGATAAAGAAATTAAGAAAAGGATGCAGTTAGCAATAAAAATACATAGTATTAAAAATTAAAATTTACAGGAGGTAATATTTAATATGAAAACTATCCAGATGTCCAGAAAGAATTTTTTCCCGTATCGTGTAAAGGCATTTGATAAGTGGGTAATGCCTGCCGAGATTAAGAAAATAGAGTCACTCAGGGTTTTTGAGGAAGGAAGTTGCTGTAATTTTCCGTTCGCGTTCTGTTTCTTAAATCCAACCCAGGAGGATCTGGAGTTAGTAGAAAACTACCTGCACGAGTGCGTAAAAGAAAAACTTCCTAATTTTGTTTATCAAGATTCTTATTCTGCAGCAGAAACCAGTGTAGGCAACGGAGCACACAAACCGAGCATTTATAAAATCAAGGCTGATCGAGTATTAGAGAAAAACCCAGTCAGAGAATTCCGCGCACCATACTACAGTTGGGACGTTCGGGAAAGTAGTTACCCATGTGTGCAGGAAAAGATCGAATTTTTTGCGCAAATCTTGGAGTGGGTGTATATAGGTGATTGTGAACTTGTGGCTTAACTATAACAGATTATAACAGCACACTATAAACCCTTGAATAACAAGGGTTTTATTTTTGTCAAAACATGACAAAATATAGTTTTGGTTTTATTTTATTAAATCTGATTCACAGAAAATAAATATAAAAAATCAATAAAATTAAATCAGAAAAGTGTTGACTTATATTTGTCTATCGTTTATAATAATAATTGTAGAAAGTAAATATTAATAAAATCTAAGGAGGTTTTTATTAATGAATTTATATGAAATGTATCAAAATGTAGTAATCAAACCGACACTAAGAACAGAAGATAACTGCAATCTGCAACAGTCAATTGAAAACTTTTTAGAAATCCGACATAACGGAGACCCAAGAATATTTAAAACAACAGATTTATTAATGAATAAACTTTGTTGTAAAGATTGTTCTAAATGTAAGTTATAATCCTCTTAACGGAGGGTTTTTATTTTTTTTCTATATCACTGATAACATATTGACACATAACAATTATTATTGTATTCTATATTTGAGTACTAAAAATATAATTTTACCAGGAGGTTGAACCATGAAAACAGCCGAAATTATCAGCACTAA